CTACGCCTTCGTTATATTTACCGTTTTACTTTTCGCATCATACGTCACGCGGGCACCAAACGCTTCCGCAATCTTACGAACGGGAACTCGCGTTACGCCTGCCGCAAGCCATCCGACTTCGCCAACGTCCTTGCCGTTAACTTTTACGGTGACTTCTTCGTAATTTGCCGTTTTCGCTTCGCCCACTTTCGCCACCTCCGATTTCTTAATACGTTCCAACTCCGTTTTAACTCGCGAGACAAACTCCGCCCAACCTCGCCACGTTCCGTTATCGTACATTAGCCTCGGACATATCTTGCCGGACCAATCGTAATGACGACGTAACTTTGACGTATCCCAACCGCGTTCATGCAGCATTTTCGCAACGAGCGATACCGCATTGGATAACGTTTTTTCGTAATCGCCACTCTCGCAAATTTCGATACCGATGGACGTACGGTTGCCGGACTTCGCGCCGCCGCCGTCGCCCGCGTGCCATCCGACTTCGTTCAGCGGCAGGACTTCGATTGCCTCGCGCTCGTCGATTACGATGTGATACGAAGCCGTCCGGCTATTCGATGGATTCGTCAGCCACGCGCGTTCGTTAGCTGCGGTCGATTTCTCATTAGCGGTGTTATGCACGGTAATTGTAGTCGCCGCCATTCCGATTCCAGGTCGCCGGTTACACGCGGTCGACTTCGGAATGTGATCCGTTCGATATACGTAGGTCATTCCGATTCGCCCCCGTCAACTTCCGGCAGTCCAGCCAAACTCGTAAGGAAACTCGTAACCGTCGCGAGTAGTACTGTACCGCCCACGATGCGCCAATCTACATCACCAAATACCGTCGTCGCACCGATTGCCCCAATTGCCGTCTGTGCTGCCGTTTTAATTGCGCGGACCGTTGCCGCCTTTGCCCAATTTGTCATACGTAATCCCTCCGTTAATCTATTTTAATCCACCGGAAATAATGAACGTTGCGACAGCTACGATAATAACCGCGCCGAACGTCCGCCATAACCAACGTTGATTATCTTCGATTTTATCGATACGGGTGTTTGCGTGGCGGGCGTGCTCTAGCGCCAAAATCGCCGTCTCATTCGCACGGATAGCGTTATCCAGCTTCGTATCCATTCCGTCGACTTTCGTTTCTACACGCGTTAACCGCTGTAGGACTTCCGACGATTCTGCGTTACTCATTCGCCCCGCCGCCTTCCGCTTCAATTTTCGTAATAGCTTCGTTAATATTGCGTTGTAGTGCCGCCAGTATTTCGTGTTCGCGGCCGGGATGTAGTTGTATAAATGCGGATATTACGTTTTGTATCTCCGCTACAGGTTCGTCGATATTGACGAGGATTTCGAGTTTATGACGTATATATGCCACTTTTCCGCCACCTTTCGTTTAAAATGAAAAAGACCACGGCGGCTTTCGGCAACGTCCGTAGTCTTTTCGTAATATTCCGTTACTGTTGATTGAGTATCTCGTCGACTTCCGCAATGCGGGCGTTTACTTGTGCGAGTTCGTTTTTATAATCTGCGTTATCTTGAATTGACTTCGCTAATGAATCTACGAAATAATCGATAGTTGTTTCGTCTGCGTTTTTCACGCCGTCACCATAGAGGTCTATTGCTTTTTCACTATCGACAATAACATCCTTCAAGAAATTCGCTCTTGCGTCTAGTGTTCTACGTTCTTTTTGCAGTGCCTCGACGTCTATCTCGTTCTCCGTCTCTACCGCTGTCAACGAAACCTCTCCTTTCGTCTCACCTTTCTTATATCCCACAGAAAGTCCAGTTGATTCTGCAATTAAACGTAGTGGCACGTACGAAGTTCCGTCAACAACAAAACCACTACCGATTTCTTTTCCATCTAAATTAACAGAAACTTCGGATTGTATCTTACGTCCAACTAGCGACGTCGTACTAGCGTAAACCGCAGTTCCTCCGACTAATGACACTACTATCGCTGCAATTAATAGCTTCCGCATATCTAACGCCTCCTTTTCTATAATATACCACATTTTAGGGAAAAGGTTTCGTTAAATTGCAGCCTCTAAGGCATCCAGCCTGTAGAATATACTATTTAATATGGAAGACAGTGTCATACTTCCAAAAAGCAAGTTAGAAGTACCTCCTAGTACTAGATTTTTACTACTAGGGACGAATATATGACTATTAAAATTAGTTTGATTCGCTGTTACACTGACGGTGTCGCTATTTACCCTAAACGCTCCGCTCGACGCCCCAATATCGTAATTACCTCCGGAAACTAGCGAAAAGTAGTTACCGCTCAAGACGCCAGTCAACGCCATCGCAGTACCGTCCGTATGGTAAATAACTGGTGAAGCATAAGACGAAGGGTCCGCAACAATTTCGTAATAACCCGACGCCGACTTCGCCGCCTTAAACACGTTATTGTCCGACGATAACTCAACGTATGGATAACTGCCGGCGTTCGTACGGAAATTTGATCCGAAGATGCTCGCGCCAATTACATTACCGGCAAATACCGCGTCTCCCGTTGTCGCATCGAGCCACAACGTCCGCGTGCCCGCTTTATTGTACAACGTCATACCGTATTCGCCCGCCGCCACTTGACCTAAACGGACACGTATACGGTCTAAATCGTCGGACACCGCCATGCCCATTCCGTCGACTAACGTTATGGAATCGTCATACTTCACGCCTTTCATTACCGCGTGCTTATTCGTATACTTTATCGCCTGCTGCCCGCCGACCGTCGCTTTCCATACGTAATCGGACGCGGTTAACTCGCGGAAATTAGCCAGTGTTACGCGGGCCTTCCGTGGTTCGAACGGATAACGGTCATATTCCGTAACGCGCGCGTCGAAATGGTATCCGAGGTCATCGTCGTACACCGTAACCGTATCGCCGACGGTATGGATAATATCGGAAGTTGCCGACGGATCGGCTTTTTCGAGTTGAACGAAATCTATATCGTAGGACACAGCCGGCAACTCGTACTCGCGCAAATGCTTCTGCATCGCCGTTAATAGCCCCGCCTGTGTATCGATGTCCGAAAAGGTAACGGAGCCTTCGTACGGATGGTTCTCGTCAAAATAAACGGAATCGATATATTTCGTTGTATAACCGGAATAGCCTTCGATGGTCAGTCCGTTCTTACCGTAGCCATATAAACGGGTAATCCGTTCCATGTCGTGACTTTTTCGCGTAATGCCGGCGAGATTTTTACGGTATCTTACGGACGCGCCCCGATTCGCCCCCGCCCGCGTCGTTAACGTAATTTCGTAGTTATCGTATTCGAGGTCGGCTTCAAACGTAGTTCGGACGTATTCGAGCGCCGCGTTTTTCCGTACCTCGCCGAAATCCCATACGTCCTGTGCCGTGAATGAACCGGAAATCGCCATCGTAAACGGCGTGTTATTACCGATTTGCGTAAGTAGCGAAGCCGGCGAAACGGATGCGGCAAAGTCCGTGTACGAATCGAGGTAATATCGTCCGAGCTCGAACGCGACGTGATGCGCCTCGACCTGTTTATATACGCGGGCGCCCGACCGAATTTCCGATACGGACTTGATGACGAAACGCTGACCGGCGGCTGCATCAGATACGTTATCGGGCATTACGATGTGATTACGTTCGATCAGCGCCCCATAACGTTCATCGTCGTCGGGCAGTCGCGGATACGTAAAGGTAACGTAATAGTGACCGTTTAGCCGCTGCTTAATGAGTACGTTCATGGCGGCGGGCAGGCGGTGAACGGCGTTGCTGCCGACGTAGGTTTCGAGTGTTAACGATTGATTCGGCAAATAACGTCCTCCTTTCGTTGGGTATGCGAAAAAGACGCTACGGAGTGGCAGCGTCCTATCGTTTAGTAAACAGTTTGGTCCGTATGTTCAACAATCAATTGCCCCAACATACTCATTTGCTTTAGCGTGATTATAAGCTTGTACGTGATAGTTAGGCGTTGTATCAGTTGATACATCAGGTACAAAGATATAGTGCCTAGTAGTGATTAGATGTTTTTTTGAGTTATCTGTATAAATAGACAAAGTATAGTTAATACGATCTTTATTACCACTTAATTGACTTATGACAATATAAGCATCTTCAACATCTACACTTTTAACGATCTCTTTTACTAAAGATGGATCGTTATCTTTTAAGAATTCGAAAGTTTCTTGAAAATCTTCGTCATATTGTAAATCGTGATTGCGATACACTAACTCAATAGTAACTGTTTTTGTTATAGCCATACCAAGCTCCCTCCCTAACTGTGTAAGTAATATATTTCAATGTTACAAGTTCCATCTAATGCAGCTCCAGTGCTTTGAAAGAAACGGAAACGAATACGATCATTTGCATTTAAACGCATAATCCGATCAAACTTAAAACTTTCTGCATTTGATGTTTCTCCACTATAACTGTCTATATTACTAGAGTTTCTCTGAATTGCTAGGATTTTCAATCCTGTTCCTGCGGATAAACTTGCATCTACATGAATACTATATAATCCAGATTCACCTACATAAATATGATTGTCTTCTTTTTGTTCAAATCCTACAGATGCACTTGCTGAGAATTGCGGATAAATTGATGTGCTGTTGGAGATACTATCACTATACGTTCCAATGAACCTATTTTTTTGTTTGTTCCTTTCTGTCAATAAAAGTGGCGTGAGTAAATTGCTATTTTCTAAATTGGCAGTATCACTAGTTGTAATTAGATTATCAACATTAGATGATGTAACATTAATTGTGTTGTTCGTAGATGAAAGATTAGGATTTTGAACATGTACTGCGGTTTTGGTCAATCCCTCATCATCAACGGAGTCGTAATCATTATTTTGTACAGATACGTTAACGATGCTGGATTTAGCGTTATTCACATACACACCACAAGAGCCATTATTGTAATAAGAATTTCTGCCGCATCTATCAACTGTTCCAGTAATGTTCGCTCCGAAGGTCGAACTTAAAAACACACCATGCCGATTCGATGCAAGGACATTAAAACCAGCAAGGACAACGTTTTTACCAGCTATGCGTATTCCATCGCAATCTACATTCTGTGCCAATTGGTAATCCTCGTTATTGCCTGACATCCAAGCATAAATGGATGATGCGTTTGTATTACCGCCTTGGAAATTAAATCCCTCTCGATAAGTGACGCCTGCCTGACAATTAGACAAATTACAATCAGCCCCAACAACAATTCCATAGCCGCCAGAACCTCTAACTTGCACGTTGCTAGCTTGATTAACATCACCTAAAAGTATTCCGTCTCCTTTTGTGCCTTTAACCAACACATTGTCAATAGTGCATCCTTTTGCACCGGTGCTCAAGGATATTCCACGAGAATTAAGCAAGTCTTCATCGTTCAATTGTAAATTACCTTCGATTGTTAAACCTGAAATTTTAACGTACTTACTATTTCTTACTTGAATGACATGTGCAGTTGATTCTTCCGATAATTTTAATATCGCGTCTTTATGCCCTTCGAATATCAAGTAGTCGCATTCTTCAATTAATATCCCGTCATGCTCATAGACACCCGAATAAAAATATACACGATTACGACCCGAAGATTTCGCTTCGGCTATTGCACGATGTATGGCGTCTGTCCAATTTGATTCGCCATCTTGAAGCTTAGGTATTATCGCAATATCCGCCAACTGTGCATCAAGTCCGTTTAGTCTGTCGCCGAGTACCGGAGCATCACCGCGCGCATCCACTATCTCCGTATTATCGTCGCCCGCCTGCGAAACTATCGTATCGACACGTTGTTTAAGCTTATCAACCGCCTGCTTAACGTTCGCCGCCCCGCTCACATCGCCACTATACGTAATTGCATCCGCCCCGTGCGCTGCATCCGACGCTTTATGTGACGTAATCTCTGCGTTAACCTTCGTTACGTTTGCGTTAACTTTCGGGTACATTTCCCGTAACGTCATATCACCCGTTAATTGCGTAATTTCCGCCATCAGTCGCTCCCCTTCCGTAACTATTGTTATATCGTCTTATAAATATCTCGAACGAAACCCGAAACTCACCGTACAATTAAGCGCCGTTCCTCCGATGCTAACCGTATTCTCGCCGGGCGTTAACGTCACGAAACCGCCCGTTATATTGCCGAGTACCGACACTCCGTCAATCGTAGCTGTTTCACGGACACAGTCGATGATTAACGTTTTACTACTCGCCGCCGTGTTATACGTCATACCGGCAACAGATACGGTCGACCAACTTCCGCTAATCGTAATAATCGGGCGGACGTCTTCGTATCCCCAGTTGTTGACCGTTACCGTTTGCGGAGACGTCACATTGAACGACCACGCGTCGTCTAACGTAATATCTTCGTCTAGTAAAATATCCGAATCTAGTACGATATCTAGCGAATCCGTTTTCGAATATGCGTAAGGATCGGACGCCTTGAACGTGATACGGAACTCGCCGTATTTGCCGATTTGTTCCGCGGCGAGCGTTCCCGTCATCTTCGCGGTAAAATAACGGTCGGGCATGTCGCTAAACGTTAACTCGCCCGCCCCATTCGGTTTCAGCCACGATAATATTTGCGACTGCCTCCGCTTAAACTGCGTATCGTTCGGATCAATATCGAATACGACTTCGATTTCACGCTTACCGAGTTCGGTTCCGTAATCGATAACGCCGTCGCGTCCGGCAACGGTATCTTCGTATTCTCGAAGCTGCGGACTGCCGACGTTATAGCGGAGTAGGCGCCCGCCAAACTCCGTCACGTCACGTCCTTTGTACGTAAAGCTGTATGTCATCCGTCGCCTACTCCCCTTTCGTAAATTGCTGACGTACGAGATCAGCCGCTAACTCGTTGCCTGTACGTCCATATGCTGTAATATCTATCGTATCCTCGACGGTTGCCTCGCCGATTTCAAGTCCGACGACCTTTTCGATTTCGATGTTAACGACATTTCCGCCGCCGCGCGCGTCTAATAACGAACGTAATTGTCCCGGATTGAACACGTATTCCGTATCACGTAAGATTGCCGCAATTTCGTCCGGCATTAAGCGGTCGCCAACGCTAAACGTCTGCCCTGTTTCTCCGTCGCGTCCCGTATGAAATAACGGCAATCCGTCCGCGCCGAACCATTTGCCGGAGCCACTGTTATATGTTGCGTTAATCGATTGTCCGAGCCGTTGATTCTCCGCCGCTAACAACTCGCGGGTACTCGTATCCGCTGTTTTCCACGCCTTACTATTCGCGGACATTTGCGCAATGACTGCCGAGTTCCCGACGGCCGCCGCCGAATCTTGTAACGCCGCCATTTCCGTCTGAAACTTGACCATTTCCGCTATTATCTGCTGATTCGTCGTAACAAAGGCTTTTAACCGGGCATCCTCCGTTAATTGGTACATCGCAATCATATCGCCGTTAAAGTTGTCCGCCGCCGCTTTAATATCGTCGTACCACGATTCGATATCCGCCTTCTGTTCGTCTAAGCTGTCAAGCTTAGTGTCACGTTCGTCTTCGAGTGCCTGCTTCTGATCCTCAACGTCCATCTTGCGTAGCCGTTCGAGTAAATCGGCGTATTGCTTCTTACCTTTTTCCGACGTAGCATAACGGTATTTCTCCGCTTCGGCTTCGATTTCCGCCCGCTCGCGGCCCCGTTCGGATTCGTCGATACTACGTAGCAGCGATTCGTAGTGCTTCTCGACCGCTTTCCTACGTTCATCTAACGCTTTAAGCTCGGCGTTCTTCAAATCCTCGATCGCCTTTAACGAATCCTTAACGTGATCTTTCTGTTGGTCAGCGATTTCCTTCGCTAACTTTTCGTCTTGTTTGCGTAAATCCATGCGGGCACCGTACATTTCCTTATCCGCGCGTTTATAGTAGTCGGAATCCTTCGAATAACGGTTACGTACGCGGGTCCACGCATCAAGCTGCATCTGCGCAATCTCCGCTTCGGTTGCGCCGGCTTCCGTCATTTCGCGGGTCTTCTTTTCGATCCACTCGACGGACGCCTGGAAACGGTCACGCTCCGCTTTTTCCGCAGCCTTCGCTTCCTCTTCCGCTTTCTTTTTCGCCGCTTTCGCGTCTTCGTCCGCCTTCTTCTTCGCTTCCTTTTCGGCTTGCTCCGCTTTTTTCTTCGCGTCGGCATCCATTTGTTCGCGGATTTTATAAATGCGGACTTCCGCGTCCATACGAATGTCTTCGTACTGACCGTGCCGTTCGAGCAGCCGTTCGAGCGCGGCAATTTCCTGCTCTTCCGACATTTGATTGAGGTCGCGTTTATACTGGATATACTTTAACGATTCACGATACGATTCCTCCGCGATTTCCTCGGCCGTTTTTTCCTTCGTCGTTTTCGTTTTCGACTTCTTTTCCTTGCCGGGTTCGGTGTACGACTTAGTCTCGGAACTTGTGCTTCCGGCCAATGCTCGCCAGTCTGTATCGAAAACCGCTAGGTCATTACGAAGTTTGTTGACCTCACCGCGTCGATTAGCGACTTCTTCTTTCGCACCAGGTATCTGATAACGAGCCGCCGCAACCTCTCCGAAAGTTGGCGAGTTGAGTATGTGTCCGGTTTGTAAGATATCGTTAAAATGCGGATTCGTGCTTTTTATTTCCGGCACGGTGATCTCTTGCGAATATGCATTTGCCACCGCTTCTAACGCGGTCAACTGGTTCTCCGCCGAAGTCAACGCAGCCTCTGCCGTCGCCAATAACGCGTCCGTCTTCGCACGCTCTCCGGCAATCAAAATGTCGACCGATTCCGATTCAGCCGCAATTAAGTCGCGAATTAACGATTCATTCACAATAAGCAAGCGCCCTTGCTCGTCCATTTCCGCATGTAGCTCCGGATAGTTTTCGGTAAGTTTACGTACGATCGACGTTAACTCGTCCGATTGTTCCTTCGTTAGTTCCGTTTGCGACGTTAACTCGCGGTATCGATCTGCAAGCTTTTCCGTTTCGGAGACGGCGTCTTCTTGTGCGGCGATTTGACTTAGCGTTTCGTTACGAAGCTCGCGGAGTGCCGGCGTAGATGCTTCGATTTCTTCGCGCATACGAGCAAGCTTTTCCGTGCCTTCTTCTTCCGTAGTAATACCGAGCGCTTCCAGTGCATCTTTAACTTCCGAAAGTTCTTCCGATAACGCGCGCTGCACCGGTATTGCAGCTTTCGCTTCTTCCGTCATACCTCCGTTAAAATTCGGCAAGGCGTTCATTTCTTCGATGATCTCGGCTTGACGTTCGAGTAAACGGTTTAGTTCGTCATAATCCGCCTGCAGCTTTTTCAAATCATCGACCGTACGATTTAGCGGTGATTCGTTTAACTTTTCGTTAAGCTCCTCTTGGCTTTTCGCAAATTGCCACGTCGATTCCGTTGCCGCATCCGCTGCCACCGAATACGCGGATAAGCCCGTAGCGATTGCGCTCACTCCGAGTAAAAACCATCCTGCCGGTCCTAACGAAATCTTTAACGCATCGACTGCGAACTTTAACGCGGTGACTACGGTTATTGCCGTCGTAAGTACCGCTGTCAGTCCGGTAATCGCGAATCCTGCCGCCGTCGCGCCTGCTACTACGTCTTTATTTACGGATGCCCAATCCGTAAAACGTTGGATAAGCGGCGTAATCTCTTCTGTAATTCCTTGTACGATCGGCAAAAACGCCTCGCCAAGTTCAACGCGTGCTTCTTCAATCGATTTCTTAAACGAGTTGTTCGTACCCGTATAACCTTCGAGCGCCGCGTCCGCATTGCCCGCGAAAATACCGGCTTCCTGCATCATTCCGTTATATGCCGCCTGCGCCTTGCCTGCGTCCGTCAACTTATCCGCCGTGGTGCCGAGTGACTTCGCAAATTTGTCGTGCATAACGGATAGATTCGTTGTGATACCGGCTGCGTCCGTTAACGTAGAGTTGCCGGATTTGATACCTTGCATCGCAACTACGACAGCCTCGCCCCACTCGTAATGAGCCTCGCGATTGTACGCCGCCGCGTCCGTTAACGTATTAATAAGCGCAATCGTTTGATCGAGATCATAGCCAGTAGCTAGTCCCGTTTTGATCGCCGTCGCCGCTTCGGTTAACGATAAGATACCTCGGTTCGCGAGTTCTTCCGTTGCCGCCGTTACTTTTCCGACGTCCTGTCCGAGTGCCGCTGCAACTTGCTTAACGCCGGATAACGCATTGCCGAGTTTGTTCGCTTCGTCAACAAGTGTCGTTACCGTTTTTGCGATACCTGCTGCCGCCGCACCGGCTCCTAGCGCTGTTAATGCAGATTTAAGACCGCCGAACGAACTCTCCGCCTTATCCGTCGCGACTTCCGTTTGGTTCAGACTATCTTCGAGTTCCCACATTTCGCGCGCTGTCCGGTCCGACGTTTTAGTCAAGCTAATAAGCGATGCTTCAAGGCTTAGTATTTTCGCCTCTAGTTTCGTTTTCTTATCTTCCTCAAACGTTGCAGCATACGCTTCTTTTAGCGTCTTCAACGTCTTCTTCTGATTTTCTATACGAGCGTTGACGTTATCTAGCGTTTTGCCGAGTTCATCAAGCTGCTTGCGTTTTTCCGCGGCTTCCTTGATTGAATCGCCGAACTCTTTCATACCTTTACTCGATTCCTTCGCCTTACTCGCCGTCTGCGTCAATTCCGTCCGAATCTCCGTCATCTTACGCTTGCCGTCCGCTATATCAACGACAAATCCCGCGCGTATCGAACCTACGTCTGTTGCTGATCCACCTCCGATTGCCATACGTTACCTCCTTCCGATTTTATTTCGTAAACTATCAAGTCCGCTCCGGTCTAAGCGCTCTGCTTCCGGCTTTGCGGTTCCATCCACGAATAATCCTTCGCGTAGCGTGTTTAGGTATCGTTCGTACACGTCCTTATCCGTCGTCTGCGCTACGGTTAAACTTTGCAACGTAACTAACCGTTCCTCTGCGATTTCATGCGATTTATAGCGTAGTAACAACGGGATATCAACGAGGTAATATTCCGTTTCGAGTGCGCGCTGCGTTACTCCAAGCTTAATCGCCGCGTGCATCAGCCATTCGTCAAACGTTAATTGCCGTCCGCTACCGCCGTTCCCAGTCTTGTCGGATTGATTGCGGATAGGACGGCGCGGAAGTTTTTTAGCGTAGCCGCCAAGTCGTTACGTTCGAGCGTTCGGACGATAAACGTAGTGATTTCGTCAATGCCGGCATTCTCTCGAATGTAGTCCGCGTCAATATCTGCGAGGACACTGATTACGTCTACGATTTCGTCGAGCGCAATGTCGATGCCGATTAGTGCCGTCGAGATTATCGTTCCGTCGCCGCGTGCTGCCATAATACGGGCGATAACTTGCGGTAAGGTTTCGATGCGTCCGAATAGCAATTTATACTTTGCCGGCGTTAGCTTCGGAATCTCTACGAGTTTATCGCCGAGAAATACGGAATTGTCCGAGTTCCCGCCGCCTGATTTATTAAATAAACGTGATAACACGATAATGTTCGCCTCCATGTACGAAAGAAGATAGCGGCAATACACCGCTATCTCTGTCCGTTATATAGTTTTATTCTTCGCCGACTGCTGCTACCGCGGTCATGTCGCCGAATGAGATAAGTCCTTTTACTGAATCCTCGAATGCTCGGAATGTTACGTTTGTTACGAGTTCACCGTCGTAAGTGTACGAATAATTCAGATTCGTTTGCGCCGCCGCTTTGTGTAACGTAATAGTATCGTTAGCCGTCGCACTAGAATCGAGCGGCTCGAGTTTGACTGTTTTTGCGTACTGGAACAAACGTTCAACTTTCGCAGCCGATACGTCTACACGTTTTTTCGAGCTGTCCGTTCCGTCCGTTACGAGTACTGCGCCAGGAATGATTTTCGCCAACTTCGTCAAGTCGTATTCGACTAGCGGTACTTGAATTGTCGCTTGACGTCCGGTAATAATTACGTCAGCCGGTGATGTACCGAGTTGATCCACGTTAATATCACGAGTTGTTTCTTCGTACGTTAGTGTGACGCCACCTTGCGTCTGTTCGAATACTACCGGCGATGATCCGCCAACATCGAACGTTACTTTGCACGGACCTAGTTTAATTTTCGTTGCGTCTACTGCCATTAATAAATTCCTCCTCAACGCAAATAAACCGCCAAGCCTACGGCTCAACGGGTACATTACGTTTATTATTTTGTTTGTCCTGCGATTAACGTTAATACGAAATTGATACTGTATAGAAAGCGTCCGCTCTCGTCTTGTCCGAGATATAACGGCGCCGACTGCTCTCCGAACGATGACGATATCTTCTGTGTGCCAATAGCGAAGTTTGTCCGCTTATGGAACGCATTATATACCGCCCATGCCTTCGTTTCAGCGGTAGGCGCCGATTTCGCCCGCAATACGATTTGAAGCGTAGGCTTCCGCTTATCCGTCCATTGATCCGGAGCGAATCCGCCATGCACACGAACATAACCGGAATCATCCGCCGCGTTCGACGTAAATTCGTTCGCGTACCACGTATACGGAACCGCCGTGTTAACCGCCGTCCTTACGTCATTTATCAGCACTATTTCACCGCCCTTGCTATTGCGTTAGCCACTCGCCGCTGATACGTTGCCGCGTTCTTTTTCAACGGTTCCGATAGAAACTTCGGACGCGTGCCGTGCGTCGTCGGATTCTTAAAGCCGTCCATTTCGTGGACTTTAAGCGCATAATTATACCGTCCGTTACCGTTATCCTCTACCGCCGAATAGTAGACCGCACCGCTTACCGCCGTTCCGTCCGATACCGTTTCCTGCCACGCCGAATTACGGAGCGTCGCTTTATCGAGTGGCGCGATGTCCGTACTTTCCGCAAGTAAATCGTCCATGCAATCGCCCATTTCACGCACCGCTGCCGCTTCAATTTCCGTCAGCTTACGTTCAAATCCCGCCAACACTTCGCTAAAATCAAATTCGACGCCACTCATACGTACACCACCGTTAGTATCGCCTTACCGTTTAACCACCGTTTCCTCGCGACATTGTGCGGCTTATATCGAGTTGTTTTTCCGCTTTCGTCGGTATAGGAAAATTCGTGGTTAACGGTCACATTTGCGAATTTATCGAGATATATTTGAGCGGACGAAACGACTTCGTCTCCGTGCTGATTACGGATACGCTGCGTTTCTTCTTGATAGCGACAACGGAGTGTAAATGAGGCGGGCGGCGGCGACGGATTCCACGGATCAGCGGACGTATCGGATGCTGGCGGATGTACGGTAACGGTCTGACGTAAAGGTACCCATGCCATACGTCATATCACCATCCCTTCCGTCATAAGACTGTCCATTTCACGGCGCGGCGACTAAGTTTTACTCCGCCGTTCGCTTCCGAAATCAAATCGAGCACCGTATCGCTAATCCACGCATCAAGTCCGGACTTCGCCCAATCCTTGAACGTAAAATTCGCAACACCCGTCAATCCGAACGCCGCCACGCCTTGCTGCTGCAATTTATTCGTGTCGTTAAACGCGATTGCTAATTCGTTTGCGTATTCGTATACCGCCGCGTCCGGTATCGTATATTGAGTGTACTTGGTCGTGAGCTTGCGAGATGCGACGTTAATTATCCGTTGTTTTTTCGCCTCGTCAGCGTCAGACCAGTCGTCATTATCGATACAATTTGCGTTGATATACGTATCTGCATCCGTTATATTTACCGCCATATTCGTACACCTCCGTTATTTTGCGGAGGCTTTCGGTTTACTGGCGGGCTTCACCGATTGTACCTCCGGTTGTTTCGTTTCTTTCTTCGGTTCCGGCTCGGACACCTTCGTAATCCACGTCGGCACAAGCGAATCGAGTACCGCGACTTCTTCGGCTTTGTCCGTAGAATAGTCACCGTGTACATCGAATCGAATTACGTCAGCTCCGTATTTCACTTCGTATCCTGCCGCTGCTTTATATGCGTGCATATTACACCTCCAATGCTGCGATACGTCCGGCAAGTTCGGCGAGCACCGCTTGTACGTTTGTGGCTGTCACACCGTCGATTGCTGATACGGAGATATCCGACGCTTTACCGCTTTGTAAGCCTTGTACGATATCGCCGAGCTTAACGTCGTTCGATACCGGATTCATCATATTGATACGTTGTTTGTCTTTATCTGAAATTGGCAATCCGCTCACTCCTTCGTATAAAAGATAAAGGGACCGCGAGGCCCCTTGTTATTACGATACAGACGTGGAAATATTCTCGATGATCGCGATTTTCTCTTTCGGATTCTTAACCGTTACGCCGTACTCACCGCGAATCTGACGAGCAACGTAGTCCGCACCAGGAACGGAAGCGTCGACGTCGTAAAGGGCACGTCCAGCAAGCGGGTTGATTTTAAGAATGTCGCGGTCAAATAGCGCGATTTTATTTTTCGGGAAGTTCGGATCGATAACGATAGTCGCTACGCTACCGCCTACGATATCGGACACGAACGTTTGAATACGGTGCCCAGTCGCACCGTCTACGCGCTCGGTACGGATAGTGTCGCCGGCAAGCTTCGAGATTTGACGCGCGCCCGCTGTATTCGTAAGGATTGTATTAGCGGAACCGCCACGTTTTAGCACTTCTTCAAGCGCATCGTTTAAGTCTTTCGCGCCTACTTCTGCGCCTGACAAGTTCTTTTTGTACGAACCGCCTTTATCCGCGAAGTACAATAGACCGCCCGTCATACCCGGCGTATTTTTACCGCCTTGAACACGACGACCGTAGATTAGCCAATCGTTAAGCTCGCGCGCTGCTTCTTTCAGACGAAGCTGTACTTGATAATCTAGTTCGTTCGTTACGTTGTACGTATTAACCGCCATTTGAGTACCGGAAACCGCCGCATAACGTTCGATGATTTGCGTGTAGTTGTAATCTGTGTAGCGGTCGTGGCTTTCGTCAGAACCGATACCCGCGCCTTGTAACTGCGGACGTGCTACGATACGGATTTCTGCACCGTCAACCGCCGATGCTGCATTTGTTGTGTCGAATCCACGAACAACAGTCAATGTATCGCCGGCAATTGCTGTTATCTTAATGTACTCCTCGCCGATTACCGCAATAGCGTTAACGCGGAACTTAGCGCCATCGCCTTCCGCAACGTCGATTGAAGTAGTGGAGTTGTTGATTGCACCGTCAAGATTAGCGCGGTTCGAATTAAGGTTGTCGGACATCCACTCGTACTTCGTTTGTGACAGCGGCGTGCCGTCAATGCCGACTAGACCGAGCAACGTCGGTGAATCCTCGATAATTAGTGAGATACCTGCTTCTAATTGACGGACTTGATCCTGAAAATCATAAGTTAATGCTGGCATTTAATTTCCCCCTTGAAATTGGTTTAAAATATAAAAAGCCGACCACTTTTTGAGTGATTGGCTAATTATTTTAGATTAGTTAATTTATTGGATAATTCGATAACCTTGCTGAAATCCTTACGTTTCTTAGCGTCTTCTAATTGTGCCGTTAACGTTTTACGCTCGTCGTCTTTCGGATTGTTCGCACCGCCGATTTGCTTCGGTTCCTTCGGCTCTTTTACGTCGATAAGATACGGTTTGCTCTCGATAAGCTTCGTGACCGCTTCCGCTAATCCTATAACGTCGCCGTTTTCATCAACGGTAATTCCCGTCTTATCGACGAGTAAGAACGCGTCGTCTAACGCATCTTTACGAATATTTGCGCCTGCCGCAGCTAGTTTAAACTCCGCTTTAATCGCACGCTGATTTGCCGCCGATAACGCTTGTTCGCGTTGCTGTTCGGCTTCCTCCGCTTTCTTTTTCGCCGCGTCTAACTCCGCTTGGATACGTTCCTGTTCGGACATTTGCGCCTTTTTACGTTCTTCTTCTTGCGCTTCGTATTCGGATAACTTCGTTTTCAAGTCGTCATAATCGGCATATTGACGCTTAACTTGACCTTTCGACTTCGCAATTAACGCGTCGAGTTCTTCTTGTGTCATCGTTACCGTTTTAGGCTCCGGACTTGGCGTAGGTTCCGCCGGTTCCGGCTCAGGCTCCGCAAACAACTGGATATTCAACGGTAATACGTATTTATTTCGTGATTCCTTCGTTAACATTTCGTTACCTCTGCCGATTAACGTCCGTCGACGATATATTCCGCTTAGTTTAACGACATAGCGTGTGGTCAGGCTTACGTCTATGCAACATCTTTTTCACTATCGCTACATTCCGGTATTTCTTTTCTAATAGTTTCAATCATTTGTATACTTGGTTTTGATCGCCTATTTCTGTCGTAATAACCTTCGACGTAGTTTCTAAAAATCTCGAACTTACGAGCTAACCTAAAATTCGTATCAGTGTTTCTGTACATTAAAAAACACCAACGCAATGCGTCGGCGTTTGCCTTTGTACGTAAGATGTACATAACCTCTTTACTTCCGGACGTTCCTGGAGGCCTCTCGATAATAGTGGTGTTAATATCATATTCGTACAGTCTAGCCTGTACAGCCGGTAAGAATTGAGGTGATGCGGAGAATATACTTACCGTAAGGTCGTTCCACCGCTTTCCGTGTTTGAGGTTGCCGTCTCCTTCGGTTACACCTCTCATAAAGTCCCAAAAGTAATCAGTAGGCAAGTCATCGGGATAACTAGTTGTAAATGTTTTGTTAAACAAGGGCATACCTAAATTCCCTAAATCATTTACCATATCGCGCCTACATACCCTTAAATAATAACTTTCCCTTCCGTCCTCTAACTTCGTATGATATATGTTCCCATCAAACTGCAACTTATCTCTTATTTTTTCTAGGACATCTTTATCGATGTGCTTTAGTTGCAACTTTATTTGTCCAGTCTTACTAGAAACGCTACCATCTGTCAGTAACCAACCATAAACCCAAGCAACGTCTCTGCCCCACTCCTTAAAGAAGTCGTCATTTACATTAGTAACACGAATAATAATACCTCCTTGAACACAAAAAGAGCGACGAATGGTTTCATCACTCTTTTGGTTCTCGTATTGGTAATACTACATGCTTACAATTAGGCATCTTATCTATGATTTCTCATAGGATCGGACTATCCCACAATCTCATAAGAGATTCCGCTATTATAGTCTCTGCACGTCCCTATCTACTTTGTGATTACGCTATGCGTGGATAGGTTTCGCTCACGGTTGCCGTCGTCTTTACGTTACGGGTTCCCTGAATTTAAGCGGTTATTCGATATACGTCACCGTATAAAGCCACCCTAATGTTGATGGAATATTTCGTTACGCGGTAAATCGCCAATATACGGATAATCTCCGTCGGCGTCCGGCGTCAGCTTAACGATTGTACCTTCGTACTTTCGGCAAGCGTCCGTCGCGCCATGCGATGATATCCGCCCATACATAACGCCGCGGCTGATTGCTTCGTTAATCCTTACGTCACGAGCGGTAGCCGCCGTTTTCGTCCGTACGACCATATCGACATATACTTCCGGCTTCCATCGGCGACCGGCTGCGTCAACAATGCCGGTTTCGACCGCCTTACCGAGTTCCGCCCGCATGTTGGACAGAATGTCCCGGCTAATCGTCTTCCGCCCGTTAATGCCTGCCGACATATTCGCCCGCATCGAATCCGCGGTAACTTTACGGACGGTGCTTCGGACGCGCCGGTCGATATTCTGCGTTACCGCGAGTAAATCCGCTTGCGTATCGGCGACTACTGCGTTAACATACGTCTGATTCATGCGGCTGAGCGTCATAATCTTGCGTGCTTCGGCGATTGATTCCGCGGCACCTACGGCAACGATCGTCTCTGCAACGGACTGCCGTGCGACTTCCGGTATGTGTTCCGCAACCCATTCCGCAGCTTCTTCGTTAAGATTCGCAAGAATCTCGGCAACCTCCCGTAATGCGGCGTCCGTTACCGCCCGCGACATATCCGTCAAGTCCATCGATAATAACTCGGCTCGGATACGTTTAACTGCGTCTTTGTACGCTTTGACTAACGTTTCGATATCGCGCTCGGTCATTACGCATCAGCTCCTACGTCGCGATTAAAAACGGAACCGTCAACGAATGCCGCCGCCTTTTCTTCCGCCTCAATCCGCTTGGCGATTTCCTCCGCCTGCATATCGTCTAACGAATCCATACGTTTTATAGCGGATTTAGCGTCGAGCGTTGGCTTATTACCGGTACGAATTTGATAGATTTCCGCTTCTTCCTTCTCATTACGAGGAATACCGTCGCGCCAGTTAATTTTCGGATACACCGGATCGTATGGCGTGAACCCCTCGACGCCATCGTTCGCAAAGTTTTCGAGTTCCATCGCCGTCCACAGTGCGTCGCGGAGGGCTTTATCAACGGGCGTTCTAGTACGTTTAACTTTCGAAAGAATCGGCATAAACCGCGCTTTGATCGCCGCGCCGTCCGTATGTGATGTGCCGGAACCGCCTTTATCTGCACCGGCTACGACTGTTCCGAATAGCCATTGCGGTGTTTCGGATTGTACGAATACTAGCGATAGGAGCATGTCGAGCTCCTTAAATGCCGCCTCTAATTCGCCGGACCACGTCATATAGCCGGGAACGACGTCCTCTTTACCGACCGGAATATACTTACCGCCCCAACGTACCGCATTACCGCTACTATCATCGTCGTCTCCGATGTCCTCCGGCCCATATGCGATAGGGTCCGCGTGCTTCCACAGGATATAGTCGATTTGTACGATGCGGTCGTTAATCGCCGCTAGTATCGATTCAAGCTTTTCGATACCGCCGATTCCTCGCCAATCGTCATCGACCGATTTGTACGGAATATGAAATACGAGCGGACGGTTAACGCCTGTTGCAACAATGTCTTCGTCGCGGCCCGTCGGTACTTGTTCGCCGATAAGGTACGTAGGAATCGGAACACCGTACTGCGCATTAACGCCTTTGTCGTGCGCTTGATAACGCTCATATATGATATATCCCGGCAAATGTCGCTCAACGTTCAGATACGATACTTCGTCTTTTCCGTCTGGGATATGTTCGATATATGCGATATTTACCGCTTTGAATTTCTTTCGAGTTCCGCGCGCCAATTCCGGAAAGACGTACGAAGCATCTACCGCTTCGATAATCGGCTCCGGCTCCGGCTGTTCATACGGAAGTCCTGCGTCAATTACCGCCGACATATCTTGCCGCGCCGCATAATACGTTTTAATCCACGAATCGCCGCGGATGCCGGCAGATACGACTAATTCGTGAACAAGCTGCGGAATATCGTTCTCTTCGACGATACTATTAAGCGCCTGCTGTTCCGCCGTGTCGTCGCGCTCGCCGGATTCGAACGTTGGCGGGTCGCCTACCATTAAATCGGCGGGCTTGGTTACGATAACGTCTACCAAGTTAACCGCGATATATAATTTCGCAAGTTGAGCGGCGGCCGGCGTGTCTTTTAACAATTCCGAAGCCCGCTCGTATACTTCGTATAACTTACCGTCGAATATCTTGCGCATACGTTTATATGTGGCGAGCCGTTCGATATCGGAATCGGGCGGAAAGTGTGCGCCTGGTTGGAATAACTTCGTCAATTAACGTCCTCCTTTCAGACTTACGTCTAATGTTTATTTATAAAATAGTGCCGGTTTATTGCGTACTGTTTTCTTCGCTCGCGATACGTGTTCGACCGCAAGTTGAAGGGCATCCACGGAATCCACGAAGTCGCCGTGAGGGTATTGCGCCATTTGATCGAGTAACATGCGGTGCCCTTCGTTAAACACTAACGTTTTATTATGGCATAGCGGTTCTAACGATTCGATACGTTCTTCTTTCGATGATTTATACGACTTCACATCGTTAATACGCGTTCGTGCTACGCCTGCTTTCCGCGCCGCCTCTTGTAACTGACGGTAAAATTCGTGTTGAGCGTTAATCGTTTCGACACTAAATATATGATGGCGCCACTCCCGCATTTTCTCGACGATTAAGTCGATGTATACGTGTGCCGGCTCTTTCGATGCGTACTCGTCTAACACGAATATGTGTCCGGTTTTTTCGTAGCGACCAACGGTTAATACGGCGTTATAACAGCTTCGTGCGTTTTTACCGAGCGCAATATCCCACGCGCCGCTAATCGTTAATTCATCGACTGGTATTCGTAATTCGCCATAACGGATATAGCGCCGCCCGCCATCGTATTCATAACGGTAATATGCGTATTGGTCCGGGAAGAAGAACTGCTCGTCTTCACTAAACGCCAAGTTACGAAACTCCGAATTGTATGCGCGTGTTCCCATATTGAACTTTTCGTGCATTAACGCCCGATATGTCCAACGCCACGGCCACGCAAGCTCCACGCCGGCTTCGAGTTGTTCGTGGTTAGCTTCGTAAAACTCGTCTACTTCCGCCATTGTGTCGGAACGTCCGTATATTTCGAGATATTGCTCCCACAACGCCGGATTGCTTGGCTCCGATATGACCGCACCATGAAACGAAGATTTGAAATCTTTACGTTTGAGTACGTGATTAAGTAGGCCGGTTGCCGATACCATCGTACCAACGAGAATAATAGCGGTGCTTTTTGTACCAATCGGTACGACAACCGAGTTAAACCAATGCACTAGCTTTTCGCGGGCTTCCTTCGTTCCTTCGTTGTTTGTTGACGACGGGTCATCGACAATAACGAGATCAGGACGATAAGAACCGTGACGTTTACCGCGGAGTTGTTTACCGGACGATGACGCCTCGACTAACGTATTACTCGACGTAATAAACGCTTCCTCATTGTCCTTTTCGTTAAGGTTGTTACGTTCGTATAATAATTCGCCGAAGTCCTCGCGGAGTTTAGCGTTATACTTCAATTGCTTGTTGATCCATCCGATAAGCTTCTTACTCAACGTATCGGTTTCGGATATTACGAGAATATAGCGGCGTTTACGGAATACCACTTGATGCAGCGGAAAGCTATTCGAGAACATACCGGATTTCGAATGTCCCCTTGCGGCGGCTATCGCTAAACGGGCGTTCCGTTCCGTGTGATCTACGTAATCACATAAGTCGAAAAATTCCCGGTGAATCGGCGCGATGCGGTCGAGTGGATCGTGTAAAGTACCATCATCGGCGTGTCGGATAATATTATCTTCGTTATCTGCGTTGCCGCCGTCGGAAAGGTATTCGTACGTAAAATAAGCAACGTCGTTTTCCGCTTTATGGATACGGACGGCACGTTTCAACTCCGCTACCGTCTCGCGATATTGTTCGACGTGATATTCCGTGCCGAGCTTCGCTTGGATTAGCTTACGTAGCTTATCCGCACGGTCGCGGAGTAACGTTAATCTCTCGCCACGCTCCGTCCGGTCAAGCCAACGCCCATCAACGTACATTACGAATCAACTCCGTCAGTACCGTCCACATCCGCCAGGATATCGTCCAGCTCGGCGAGTTCAGCCGCTAGCTCTTCGTTCGATTTCGGCGCCGCGCTTCCGCCTGTTACGTCAATTTCCGCTTTCGCCGTGATTAAGCCTTCGCGTTTCATAAACAAGTCGATAGCCTTAACGGACGGCTGCCCGCTATCGATAAGCTGCATCAAACGTTTGTATACGATTGCCCGCTTACCGGATAGATAATCGTCGGCTATTGCGTTCATATACTCGATAAACGCTCGATTCTGCGTCCGCCATTCGTACAGTGTATTGCGTGTAACTCCGGCTTCCTTCGCAATGTCTTCGAATCCCCTGCGCTCGGCTTCCGGACTAAATTCGCGTTCGACACATGCGAGCGCCGCCGCCCGTTGCCGCCCGTCCAATTTCGCCGCTAGTTTCTCCCGTTGTTTTGGCGTCATATTAGCGTTCCTCCTTCGTTATAGTGTGTTTATACTATTCCGCCACTAGGACGGGTATTTTGCCGTGTCCGCAACGTGTAAAACCATATGTGTATACGGAAGGTTATCGTGTAGCAACGTATACCTCCCGAGATTAAAATTTTATACGCAAATTCTGAACAGCTACCGAACCCCTGTCACACATACTCGTTGGGGGGTTACGAAAATCACTCGGTGTGTTACCGTACTAATACACTACTAATGAACAAAACACGACATTTATGTAATAGTACCCGCACCCTCCGAATCCCCGCGAAACCGCACCGTTACGCCATTCGTAGCCCCTTCGCTCCCATACGTCAATATCCGTAAATCACCGATCCAACGTAAATATGCGTAATAGTACAAACGAAATAGGCGGAATTAGGCGGCCGGCTGCGGCTGACCCCGTGAGTTTCCGAAGGGCTTCCGGTCAGCGCCGTCCAGCACGTGTATCGTCGGTATAGACGTTAACCATACGGACGTACTCGCCTCTATACGTTCCGTTTCCCTTATCTCCGTAACCTAACGTAAACTACCGCCAGTGCAACGCTACATATAATAGCAACGAATAGTATCGATAGGTTACGTTGGTGGATACGGATCGGCTTATACGAAGGATATAACGTTAGGCATTCGTTATATCTGCGAGGTGTATAACGTTTATTCACGAACAGTCAATATGACTGAACGGGAATAGTCGAGGAATCTTCGATTCCCTTATAAACAAATACCGGCCCAGGCTTTCGCCTAGACCGGACTATATTATTATTATTATTTATTCGTATAACGTTCAGTTAATAGATACGTAGTAGATATTAACTGATAGGTTTTATAGGCGAAGCCATCCGCTATTGCTCGTTACACTCCGGACAATACCGTAGATACTCGATACCTGTATCTACGTTTCTATAACGCCAATCATCGAAATCTAGCGGTATATATTTACCGGAATTGTTTTCGATAGACAATCGTTCATATTCCGCTATTTCCTCCGGACTACCAACGACCATCCTTCCGTTAACCCATGCGATCATATTCGTATCTCCTTTCGTTGTTTTACGGGATAAGAAGGGAAAAGTACCCGAAATCCCGTAACCACGCGGGTTCTCGGCGATTCTAGTGTAACGCTAGCATTACGTTAATGTAACGCTAGCGTTACATATTGGAAACGGCTGGAAATTCGTATCCATACGAACACTACTCGCTATCTTCCGCAGATTGCTCGAATAATCGTACAGCCGACGCCAGTCCTGCCGTATCGCCGCGATAGATGAACCGCGGATTCAGCATATAGTATTTCGCCCGGCCTATCATCGTCGTACCGAGTATTCGCTTTTTCCGAAGGCTTTCGAGTACACGACCGCAGCGTGCCCGGCTCCATCCCATTAGCTCAGCCGCCCGTATAACGTTAAAAAAGAACGATTCCTCGTCTTTTACGTATTGATCGTAATCGAGATAGACGAGTAACGAAAACAGCAACGATTTCTCGTCGTCAGTCAACGTTTTCGACCGGACTAACTCGCGCGTGCTACCGTGGAATACCATCGTAAACTCCGCCGACTTAACGAATTTCCGCGGCCTGTTTACGTTAACTTGCTCGCCGGCCTTTACCGTCATAACGACCGTCTGTTCGGCGTCCGTATTGTTGCGGAAACGTTTCGTCGACACTTCGTCAATAACTTCGCCGGTTTCCGTATTAACAATCGTTGACATAACGACCTCCTAACGAAAAATAAACGGAAGTATTGTAATTTGCGCATACTCCCGTTCATAGTGTATTACCTATTCGGAGCGACTTTTACAAGGCTGTTTTATATATTTCTCTAAATATTTTTGCATTCCTTAATGTAATATCGCCTGTTTTTATATCAACGGTAAATACTCCACAACCTTTTCCCGACTTAAATTCTTCGTGTGCGCGTTTACGTTCTCGATTCCTACTTTTTGTTTTACGGTCTAAGTATGCTTTTTCTCGTTTACTCTTAATCCGACGAGTAGGTTTACGTCGATCCACACCGTCTAAATCAAGCGTATCCGCTAAAAAAGATAATGGAACTTCCTTTGAACGCCTCCGTTCTAATTGACGCTCACTAAGAAACGGGTATTCTTCGTCACGTCCTTTGTACGGCGTGTCGTCGCGAAGCCATTTGTCTAGTATAACGTCAGACATTCTGTCTAGAAGCACGGTATTCATGCTAACTGACGAAGGGCGCTCTCCCCTGCAACCTTTCGTCCTCCAAGCGTCGATTCTGCGTTGATTAAATTCTGCGTGAGCATCGCGGTATTCATTTGCAACACGTTCTATTAAAGGGATACTATTTTTAGGTTCAGAAATGTCGTATAGTACGTTATCTATACAAATTAATTTGTCAACAGTCCTTAGTGCAGATTCAAACAAAGAAACCGCTTCTGACGCCTTTTGTGTATAGTTCATTAGATACCTCCCTTGATGGGTTTTAGTACGTAGTAACTACCACTTTTAATCGGCACACCACGTCCCTCAACGATCACGTCCATGTTATGCCAGTTGTGAAGTCCTTTGACCTTGTAAACATGACCGGTTGTTGTGCTTTTTTTGTCGGGGACGAGGATTAACTCCCCGTCCTTTGCTTCGCGTCTAACTAACATAAATGCTATGTCCCCTACGGTAATCTCCGTCGCATCAAACGTCAATGGCGTTAACACAATTCCACTCGACCATTCGGACATATCTATGACCTGTTCCACACACAGCACCGCAAGCTCACTCTTCAAACTATACCGCCTCCTTTTCGTATACCACCGTTATGTCTTCGTAATTCCATCGTTTATATACGTCCGAAATGCGTATTATTGCTGCAGATAGCAGCGATTCTACTGCTTGCTGCGATATCCCCATAATTGCGGCCGCCTTCGATTGAGTAACGTCAACACCGTAAACCCATGCGACAGCCTCCGTTTGTCTGTCCGTAAGCCCCGCCGAGTTAATAGCGCTGTGTAAATCGATGAGTATGTCCGATGCCGCTGTATCGCCTTTATAACGCCTAGACGCAATGTGGTGCCGGTCGCGTAGTAGCTTCTTAACGCCCGCCGGCGTCGATAATGCGTAGCTTTCCGTATAAGTACGTTCCTTTGCGTGCGTGTCGATCTTAACGTGTCCCATACGTTACACCTCCGTTTGATTTTCGTTTATTTTTCCGTCCCATTGGCGGAAGGCTTCGAGCGCAGCCGCCACCCCTTCCGTTTCTTGACGTTTAGCGTTGATTTCGTCAATGTACTGCAGTAACGTACTTTGCGCGACATCTACGTACCAATTCCCAACAGCGCGCGCACCCTCTTCGCTTGCTCTATACGAATACTCCCGTAGTTTCTTGAAGCGGAACCACTTGCGCCCCTTTCGTTCGGAGTATACCGTAAATTTGTAACACCACCAATCGAGGAAACGGTCGTAATCTTCCGTAATCGTAACGCGATACTCCGTCCCGTCCGGCGCAATTACCGGAAACTTTTCGATTTTCATACCGTTGCTCCTTTCGTTAATTCATCGTTAAACTTTCGCATATTAGCGAGTGTCTCGTCGATCGTTTCGTACGACCACCAACGGAATTTACGCCCGTCCGGAAACGTCCAATCCGTATAGCCGACGCCACAATCGTAAGTTTCCGCACACGTAGCGCCCATATCCGCCCATTCACGCTTAATTGCGTTGATTTCGCGAGCCTTCGCAATCCAGCCGGCTTCGTACGCGGCGTCGGCGGCTGCTTTACGATTAAGGCGCTCGATATACGCCGTGACCACCGCTATACGTTCCTCACGCTTGTATACGTCCGGATATTCGTGGAGCCAGCGTAATAGTGCGTCCGCCTCGTCGCGTGTTATTTCCGCCTTCTTATCGATGAATGCGCGAATATACAAGCCTTCCATACGCTACACCTCCGTTATAGTCGAGATATTACGTTGCCTATTCGTAATATCTGCTTATCAAATCCGCCTGCCACCGTTCGCAGTCGCCAACCCACGAACTATATTCAATGCCCGTTATTGGGCATTTGATTTCATGACCGGCGCCCAACGTTAACTCCTGCCAACGACGCGCCGTCCATTCGCCATACGTACGCTCGGCATCGTGACAACCGTCTGATGTTCCGTTGCCGTGTTGGAACATGAAAGCGGTCGGCTGCTTAACGCCTGTCCACGAAGGAACGTGCGGATACAAGTTTTCACGTACGAGACCGCCGTCCGTCCAATCTTCGAGTAAGTCCGCTAATTGATCCGTTTCGTCGCCCCATTTATCCTTCGTACGTCGCCCATCTTTATCGAATCCGATATCCGTTACCTTGGCGAAGTATGCCGGAGGTTGCCCCGGAAGGAATCGAGCGTTCCAATCGGATATATCGCCATAACTACCTCCGCGGCTCGATCCCCAACGTTTGACGGCCGGTTCAATTAGCGGAAGGCCTGGCGGAGCTTTCCTTACGATTAGAATCTGCGTCTCTATCGTTGTGCCGGTTAATGCGAACGTCTCGCCGGGCAATCCGATAGTAGCGACGTGCCAGCAGTTTTCGTGGAGCAACGTACGAACCTTCTCGGCGGTTCCCGCATAGCTAATCCCGAGCGGAAGCACGAACGCAATGTATCCGCCAACTTTCGCAGCTTTGACCGCTAACTCGATAAACGCTAATTCCGATTTACCGCCGAGCCGGCCGCCCTTTTTCTTCGATAACGTTACGTACGGATCCGGCACGTCCTCGGCGGCCACATCGAGATTAACGCCGTACGGAGGATTGCCGATAACAAAATCGTAATAATCGCGCCGGCTGTGCGTTAATGCGTCGACGTTCTCTACGTTTACGTGCGGATATAGTAGGGACGTTACTCTTGCCGAAGTTACGTCCAGTTCTAGCGCGGTGATTTCGTGATCCGGCGGAATATGTTCGATGAATACGCCGCTGCCGGCCGACGGTTCGAGCCATTTCGAATCCTCCGGAAACTCGCCGGTTATTCCGCGTAAAACTTCGATTACGAAGCGCGCGACGTGTGTTGGCGTATAGAACGCTCCACCGGCGTATGCGTTCGGCAGCAGCCCGCCCGTCGACGTATAATTCTCGCGGAGAAATTGACGGTCATCTTCCGTAATCTGATCGTCCGGCTTCGCAACAATCGCCATCGAGCGGACGTTGCCTTCCCATCGTTGCCTTGACGCTTTACCCAACGGCGACCACCGCCTCACTCCGTTCGGATTCGCCTAGTCTCGCAATCATACGCTTGCCTATTGCGCTGATTACGTTAACCGTTACCGCATTTCCCGCCTGTTTATAACGTTGTGAGTCCGATACGCCGGCGAGCTTCGCTGTTTCGTGCGCTGCGTCCGGAAAGCCTTGTAATCGCCAGCATTCGAGCGGCGTAAGCTTGCGGATACGATATTTTAAGTGTTCTCTTACTGCGATTTGCTTCGGTTGTTTATAGTCGGTTGCGGTTAAACAGCTAGCCAAACCGTTTGAATGATAAATGTGTCCCTTTTGACCCACACTCCCACTATGCCCTATTATTTCTAGACGAGGCTCCGTAATTTTAGTAACAGCATTGCCATGCTGGTTTAAGCATGTGGGAGCTATTCCGTCGGCACTGTATACCGCGCCGGTTTGTCCACTATCTGACGGAAGATGCCCGACTTTATCTATTTGAGGCTCCGCAATCTTCTGCTCCCTACCGCCGCCGCTAACGACTGTAATCGTAGGAGAAACGCCTTCCACGGAATATACGCGATTCATCTGATCGTTTCCGTAATGATCGAGTGAACCAATAACGACCGGTACTGCTAGTAAGTTATCTTTCTCTACGGTCGTTATTGTATTACTTATACCGTCCTCACGTGGTCTTAACTCCGTCATATTATGGCGGCTCTCTTGAATATCCCCAGCCTCGTACTGTTTGCGAATCTCTTTTCCGTATTCCGTACGAACCGGACGAAGAACTTGTGGCTCTGATGTGTTCAGTTGCGCCAACAACTTTGCCGTCTTATCCTCGGAAAGGTAATATTTCTCGTCGACCGCCGGCTCTAGTACATCACGCAATCGCACCGTTACGTCGCCCTCCGCCGGCCATTCGAAGTTAAACGAACGGACGCCCCAAGCGTTAGCCTTGCGTTTAGCCTTCGTTACAACATCGTTACCCTTAACGTCAGCCCACGGCTCATGCACGGCGTCTCGGTCAGCTACGATAAAGATACGCTCACGATTCTGCGGTACTCCGAAATATTTCGAATTAAGCACGCGGAAATCGATTGCGTAGCCGATTTCGTTTAGTGTACGGCACATCACTTCGAACGTATTACCGCCATCGTGCGATAACAGCCCTTTAACGTTCTCCAACAGTAGTAGGCGCGGACGCTTCGCATCTGCAATCCGTGCGATTTCGAAGAATAATGTGCCTCGCGTATCTTCGAATCCTTTACGTTGGCCGGCGACGCTGAACGCCTGGCACGGAAATCCGCCAACCAATACGTCATGATCCGGAATGTCTGCCGCCGCAATCTTCGTAATATCACCGTGCAATTCGCCACTATCGCCGTATATCGCTTTATACGATTGCTGTGCGTACTTATCGATCTCTGACGCAAATACGCAATGACCGCCTAACTCATCAAGCGCCATACGAAAGCCACCCACTCCGGAAAATAATTCTATATAATTAAATGGATCCAACTGCTACCGCCTCCTTATATTTTTGAAGATTAGACTCCACTAGATGTGCTGTTTTACTGTTGTGAAGTTTTACGTGCTCTACTGCGTCTGTAATATAAAGGTTTTCCGGCCTATTATCATGTTTAATTCCGTTTATGTGGTGTACGATCTCGTGTTTTTCAAGGTGCCTACCTATGAAATTTTCGACTACAACAATGTGCTCCCTAACATAATCACCGCACCTTTTAGCACGCGGGTGTCCGGGCGACTTTACGTAAATATATCCTTTACCGTCAGAAACCCTACCTCCGCGCCAGTATGAGTTTCTATCTCTTGTCTGATTCCGTTTTGCTGCGATTCTAGCTGTATACCCAATGTCCTTCATTCGTTTGTATATTACTTTTTGAGTAGTTCCTAGAATTTCGGCTACTTCTGTTTGTGTATGTCCTTTTTCATACAACCTAATGATGCTTTCTATCGGTACGTGATGTTTCTGCGAATCATCTTTACACGAACGAGAACAATATCTCGGTTTGGGATTGTAACTCTTAAACTCTGCTCCACAAAAATCGCATTTGCGAATAGTAACTGCTATCGTTAACACCTCCTTGTACTATCGTTAATTTTCCGTTAAACTATCGTTAATGGAGCTGATGAATATATGGAGAAACGATTTAATATCGAAAGAATACCGCTCGCCTACTTTTATCTGACGACGGACAAGCAGAAGCGCATCCGGTTATCGGCGGATATACTCGGCGAGTACGGATTGAAGCCTGGCAGCCGCGTCACTATCGGATATGACCGGGCGGCCGCGGCGATTGCGATACGAATACCGGAAATCGAGGACGATCCGGAGGACGGGCGCATCGATAAGCGGGGATACATCCCTGCCGGCAAGTTCTTCAACAATACGCGGCTGACACCGGAATTTCGCCGGTACAATTTCGCCGACAAGCAGGACGGGTGGCTCGTGTTTATTGCGGAGGAAGCGAAGGAACCTGTAGACTAACGATTGCCTATTTCGTTAGTCTTTTTCCGTTTGATTACGCCCACTCCATCGAACACGCACGGTTTCATTTCGATAATATCCTCCAACCGATCCAATACTGCGGCTTCTGTTTTCTCATCGATAATTCCGAACATACTCATCTCGTCGAACAGCGCCTCCCGGACGTCTTCGTCCATTTCCGCAATAAGCACGCGGGCAAATCCGAGTTGGAACAGCATCGAACGGTATACCCGCGGGAACACTTCGCGTAAATAACGAAGGTATCCACGTTTAATCGGTATTGGACACGCTTGGCAGCCGGTTCGAGGCATGAATACGTTATACCCGTCGGCGAGTAATTGTTCGGCACGTTCGCGAGGTACGATTACGTTAGGCTCGGCATAACGTTCGTCCAGTACGGCATTTAAGTCGTAAATCGGATTATACGGAATATCGTGTTGCCGCACGTACTCCCATATATCCTCTTGCCGGTTATTTCCGTAGTTAAACGAATCGCTCGCCGACGACCACCACATGATCGGACGGCATACTAACGTTTTCCACTCCGTTTTAGAGTAGTAGAAATCTCCGTCACGGCGGCCGGCCATCCATCGCTGTCGACTTTCGCCAGCTCTTACACCGTTAAACATCAGATGCCATCCGTGTTCCTTTATCGCGGCCTTCATCGGCTTGTGCTTTAACGCCCCGCAACACTTTTCTACGACGGGCGTTTTACCGGAGCGGTCGCCTTTACGTTTGAATAGCGTATCTACGCCATTATTTTCGTAGATTTTACGCAATGTCGTTTCCGGTTTTGCTTCGATTAGCCGCAGCCCCCACGCTTCCGATAACTCTGCAGCAAATTTACGCGTCTGTGGATATTCGTTTAGTGTGTTGTTCCAAACGACGTCGAACGTCATTCCCAACACTTTGCACGCTTTCTGTACGAGGTGAAGCGTTACGATCGAATCTATTCCGAACGAACACGATACGACGACCTTTGCGTCATCACCGTAACGATCACGGACGAGGTACAACGCTTCGTATATAACTGCGTTGCTGTATTCGATTTTCGACGTTAAGTTAGCGGTCTTGTTATACTCTTCGTGATTCGTAATCTGTGGTTTACTGACGCGGCTGTTTTCCGGCGAGAGATAACGGTACTCTTCAAATTCGATTAACATTCATCGCCCTCCGTTAATTTTCGTTAATACTTCGTCAACCTTTCGCAACAACTCGTCCACCGTGCCGTCGTTTATAATTTCGTAATCGACTGCGAATCCGTCGACGTACGATTCCGTTTCGTGTGTAACCGCGGTGTCATCGAAATTGTCCGTAGCAGCCGCGGTCGCCAGCCGGTCGCTGTCCGGTCGTGTAACTCGGATGATTACGTAGTCTTCCGCGCGGCATCGGTCAAATTCGTTTGGCTGCCTTAAATCGGAAATGACGACGGGCGTGCCGACGATTGACCCTCCGTTATTCTCCGCGATTTTATACGACCACGAAATGTTATCGAAGCACTTCCGCACCCATACGTCGGGATCACGTTGCCTCATCGCTTGTCCGAACCATTGGTACAATTCGCGAGGCTTGCGTCCGTCTGCGGATTCAGCCGGAAACAATTCGTTGGCGTAACGTTTCAACTCGTCGCCAAACGCGAAGCGCGTGTATCCGTAACGTTCGACGAGGTGCGCCGCGACTGTATCTTTTCCCGAACGGAATTTACCGGTTATTGCTATCGGTTTCAGCATTACGAATCCCCTCCGTCATCGATTAGTATCATCGTCATTTTACGGTAACCACGTGCAGCACCGTCTTTTACGTAAAAACCGCTGTCCGGTCGGTCTTGTCCGCAGTAACGGCGCACCGTTTTACCGTTGGACCAAACAGTCGCCGTCGTAATTTTAGCGGAAGGCTTTACGATATGTGCGAGATTATTCAGCGTGTTGTTCATTTCGCAGGCACCCCGTCGTTATATCGATCGGAATCGTCGATTACAGCGACCACATTACGTCCGAATCCGACAACTTCTTCGCCTTCTTCCTCGTCAATATACGGCACTACCGCAACGTCACCGTTCTTGTAGATTTCCGTCACTACCGTTATTTCATTCGGAAAATCACGATGACAGACAACGTCTCCAACACGTACACCCTCCGGCTGCGGCGCGTTCGTGTATTCGGTCGGCACTTCGAGTTCTAACGCACGGCGCAACGCAATCGCACGGCCAATGTGTACGTTGAATACGTCGCCCGGCGCGGCTTTTGCGATACCACGCGCTATTACTTCGTTAGGAGCCACATACGCCCTACGTAATAAAGCGACTACTGTACGTTTCTCTCGATTTACTACAAACTCGACGGATACGTTACCACAAACACTATACCGTGCATATTTGCCGCCTTCTTCGGAAAGCAGTTCCGCAACGTCACGTTTAGCCTGCGCTACAATTTCGTCGCGGGTTTTACTCGCTGCCTGCGTAAATACAGCGGCTTCCAAACGTTTAATGTCGTCCGCAACGCCTTCTTCGATCAATACGATGTCCTCGCGAGCCACGCGGAGCTGCGTCGCCATTTTCGCAATCGTACCGGTTAATCCGTCGACCTGTTTGCGTAGGCTGTTAAGTTCACGTTGGAGTACGATAAGGTCAACGTCCGATGCCGCGATGTCGTCGATTTCCGTAATAGGTTCGAGGACTACATAATCACCGTGACCAATCGCCCACATCCCGCCATTATAAACGTAGGTGTTACCGCTGAAATCGGCAGTAACGCCGTTAGGTCTAACGTGTGAGACAGTCGCTATATTACCTTTTCGATAGTACGTGCCACCACAACTACCGTCGTCCTCACCGACTACTAGAATACGCTCACCAACCGCAGCCTTACGTTTAACCTCGCGGTACTTAACGCCGTCAATTTCGATTACATTTTCCATAGATTCACCGCCCTCCTTCGGATTAATTTCGATCCAATCAGAAACACCGTTATCCGACTTTACTTCGCGTAAAACCTTCGTCATTAAATCGTCTCCTTTTCGTTTATAATTCGTACCTCAACCGTCTGCCGTCCGAACTCAATCGCTGCATCGTACGTTTCGTGTAACACGTCGATACGATTCCCTACGATTTTACCGCCGACATCTTGCGCAGTCCCTTCGATAATCGTACCGTCAGCCAGCCGTATTTCCACCGCCGAACCTAACGGAATCACCTCGGGATCGACCGCTATTACCGTGCGGCCCTCGTATTCGGTCGTGTTCCGTACGTCAATCCCCGTTTTCGTAATACCGATACAGCCGAGGCAATCAGCGGTGTATGCAGTCGCTTCAAACACGCTCCACTCTGTCGCGGTTTCCGTTTCTACTTCGTAAGTTTGCGTTGAAACTTCGTTAACTTCCGTCTGCCCGTCAATCTCCGCTAATCCCGCTATTATCCGCATAACCATATACGTCCACAGCGCGAACGTTAACGGATTAGCTGTTCGTATACCTCGCGCATATACTCGGCGACGGCGGACTTTTCTACGGGTTCAACGGAATACGCGCGGACTTTGCGACGGTACGGAATAACTTCGACTAAATACGGAAGGAAATCGTCAGGGCGTCCGAGTTGTACGATGCGTCCGTATGCTCCTTCGTAATCGACGGATTCCGTGATCTTGACGTAATCGCCCATTTTAAGGCGCGTCGCCTGTCGGATTTCCGTTTCTAAGCGGATAACTTCGGCGGTGGCTTCGGTGGCGCGGCGCTGCGCTTCCGTTAACTGTTCGTATAGCGTTTCGGGCATTATTCGAAGGCTCCTTTCGTAAATCGTTTGCGGACTTCGGCTAACTGGCGGTCAATACCGGCAACTAGCGATTCGCGCGCCTGTTCGTCCGTGAGGAGTTCGAGGTCCTCAACTTTGAAAAAATCATAATCGCTATCGTCGAGTAATACCACTTTCACAGGGTACTCATCGTCTTCAAGCGAATCGATCTCACCTACCGCCGTAATTACCACGACAGTACCAACTTTAATATCGTCGTATCGGCCAGTTTCCGAGACGAGCGCAAACGAACCTACCATTTGCGAGCACAGTTTCTTCTCTAACTCCGCAACTTTCGCGCGTGCCTCAGCTAATTGTTCCGTTAAACTTTTCGGCTGTTTCGCCATACTATTCGTCCCCTTTCGTAAAGAATGGTGATACCCATTCGTCGACTTTCGTTATTTCTTCGCGGAATCGCTCCGCAAGATCGGCGATTTCGTGCTGCGCCCCGCCGCCAGCTTTACGTTTACCGTAGAATTCGAGGAATGCGCGGAGGTTGCCAGAGATTACAAAGTTGCAAGCGGCGGCATTCGGTAGGACGTAACGGGCATCTTCCGCAGGAACGCCCGCCTTCCGCAGTAGATCGTAGGTATCCTGTGCGTATCGCATCACTGATTCGTAAAAATCGGCCGCTTGGAATCCGTCGTCCGCGACTTTTCCGTCAATGCTCGGCGGCGTAACGTAATCGAATCCGCCGGACTTATCGCCGCTTCCGAATTTAACGTAGCGCTGCGATTGTACGCTGAACGAGAATTGACGGTGACGCGTTAATTGTGCGAGTAGTGACCGTGATACACATTCGACTGCGAAAGTGTACGTGATGTGTTCGAGTGTACTCGTATGCTTGGATCGGACGATTTGACGGAATAATCGGTCGGCGTCCGTACCTTTACCGCCGTCTGCCGCGGCCGTTCCAAAGTATTTGCCGCCTTCGACTGCAACTATTTCGGACGGTTTAAGCGGAGAATAGCACGTACGAATAGCGGTTAATGCGACGGCGGCCCGGTCGTTGTCGTGAGGAACGGTGTAACCACAACCGCCCTCGTCCCAATACTCCTTCGTTAGATAATCGGTAAACTTGTCTGATAACGTTGTGTGTGCAAGTAAACAAACCCTCAAAATTACTCCTCCTCTGTTATAACATTTAAGTAAGCCCCTTCTCCGAAAAACTCCGTGGCTTTTTGATTGTAAGCCTTAGCAGCTTCGTTTTTGCTATCGTAGAATCCGAGGCAATGAGTTTTGTATTTGAATGTAATCAAAGATACCCATTTTCCTAAATCGCTCCTCCAATAGACACCTTTATATCCACTTGTGTTATTCTTGTTTGCCCCACGGTTTAACGTATTCTCCGACCTAGTTACAATACGTAAGTTTTCCTTACGGTTATCTAGGCGGTTTCTATTAATATGATCTACTATTTGTCCTCTTTTGGCTTGTGTAATTAATCGGTGCATTCTGTTTGTGCGGTACTTTGCGGAGTGTCTCCCTCCACCTAAATACTCTGAGTTAGCTGCATATCCGTCTCGATCTACACGCCAAGTAATTTTTATCAACCTGTCGTAATCATCAGCGTCTACTAATACCTCGCGACCACATTTAGTTTTTATTATTTTATGATTAACGATAACACCTCCTTCGTTAACTTACGCCAGTGTGTCCGAAGCCGCCGATCCCTCGTTCCGTCTGCGTCAATTCTTCGTCAACCTCTACGAATGATACCCGCGGAACCGGTACGACGGCTGCTTGGGCGATGCGGTCGCCACGGCGGATTAGATACGTGTTAAACAGGTACTGTCCGAAGCCGTCGTATTCAAGTCCGCCATCTAACGTCGTTACTGACGGAAAGTGTTCGTTATATGTCGTCGCGATGTTATCGAATATTACCGCAACCTCTCCCCGAAAATCACTGTCTACGCAACCTGGCGAATTGGCGACGCGTAACTTCGTTTTCAACGATATACCGGAGCGCGGCCGTATCTGCATTTCGTAACCGTCCGGTAATTCCACGGCGAATCCGACCGGAACCGCGACCGTCTCGCCTGGCGCAACTATCGTGTCTTCTGCCGCATATAAATCGAAGCAGGCGGCCCCGGCGGTTCCGTACGTTGGGATTATCGCATGTGGACGGACTTTGCGGATTTTAACGTTTAATTGCGTCATTCTACGCCATCTCCTTCGTATTCCCATTCGAGATTATCGTCGACGTCTGCGTTAAACAGCGCGTTATCGACTTCGTTAATAATACGGTTCGCGGATTCTACGTTATCGAACGTAATAGTTACCGTTATTTTCTGCGTCATTCCTCTGCCTCCTTACGGAGTAGTGAGTATTCTCGTACGAATGCAAGCGCGGAAGTAAGGAACGAAGCGGCTACTGTGATTGGCAAAGGTTCGAACACACCAGTGATATAGGTTACAAAGAATATCGCCCAACATACCGAGAAGATTACAGTAACTACGCGTGACACTTTATCCATCATACCGAACTCCCTCCGTTGTGTTTTCGTCTTACACTTATATAGTCGTGGCTCACTTCACATTGGCACACTTTTCCGATAATTTCTTTTCGAAAATTTCCGAAGCCTTACGGAGAATCCAGTGTAACCGGAATCCCCGTAATCGCTACTCGCCATTCCGCGACCTCATTATCGCGCGGTCAATCGGAAAGAAGATCAGCGCCCCAACGAAATTTGCGATTACCGTTTTAAGCAGTGGTCCGAACGGTAACCACGCCATACATACGTAAAGAATCGGAGTGGACGCCTGCCAACGAATAATATAAAGTAGTAGCCGTTTGCTCATCGTACTGGACACGCCCCTCCCTTACGAATTAAATACGAAATCTTCGTCGCGCATCGGTTCGATATTCACCGTACGCACATACCCGTTACCTTTCTTCGAAAAGAAATCGTGCTGCTTCGTCGACGTATTGATTCCGTTTAGCACGATCGGATTAATCGGCTTGTCCGGAAAATACGTAGGCAGACCGAGATTCATCAACGCCTTATTCGCGTTATATCGTACGTACGCCTTAACTTCGTCCGCCAGTCCGATAGCGCCGTACACGTCGTCCGTATAGTCGCACTCGTTTTCGTAAAGCTCCGCTAAGAAACGCATTACCTCTGCAGACAATTCCGCCTGCTTCTCGTCCGAAAACGTAGCATAGAGTTCCTGCGCCAGCGTACCGACGTATAGTCCGTGGATACTTTCGTCGCGCAAGATTAAATCGATAATCTCGCCGCTAGCCGTCATTTTACCTTGTCCTGCGAGATATAACGGATAAAAGAATCCGCTATAAAACAGGTAACTTTCGAGCATGACGGAAGCCGCCATCGCACGGTACAAGTCCTCGTCCGTCTCGATCCCGTTGTACCACGCGACGATTAGCGAAGCCTTCCGCTGGAGCTGCGGATTGCGTTCGACCCATCGGAATATTTCGTCGATTTCCTCCGTCGGCGCGAGCGTAGTAAATATCGAGCTGTACGATTTAGCGTGTATCTGCTCCATCATCGCCATAAATCCGAGTACCGCTTTACGTTGAAGTCCGTCGACGTGATCGAGTATCTTCGGCATACCTACGCCACCCTGTATCGTATCGAGTAACGTCAGACCGCCAAGCACGCGTTTATATGCGGTGCGCTCCGCCTCGGACAACGTTTCCCAGTCCATCTTATCGTCGGATAGCGGGATTTCTTCGTCCGTCCAAAATTGCATAATATTCTGCTGCCAAAACGTTTGGGTAAAGTCATCGTCCGGTCGGTTCCAGTTAACAGCGCGTATCAAGTAATCCGCTCCTTTGCGTGATAGTTTCGTTGTGCTGTGTATTAAATTATCCAATCAATAGTCGGCTCACCATCGTATCCGTGTTCCCACACGAACCAACAATAGCAAGTTATCCCGCTGTTTTTCCCTTTAATCCCACCTTTGTATATTTCCAAACGTTTGGAGAATACATAGACTTTCTTAAGAGGCGTACTTTTAAATAAACTATACCTTGAGGCGCTTTCTAAGAAGTTGATTCGCATGAGCATTATTACTTTGGAATCACTTAATTCTATAGCTCTTTCAACAAACTCTTTGGCTTCCTTAAAAGGGGGATTTGTGATGATCGTACCAAATCTCCTGTCGTAACTGTGTGTGAGAAAATTAATCCCAGTTTCGTCTCCATAACCTCTATCAATTAAGTCGGTCGAATATAGGGAACTATCTGGGTAGTATTGTTTAATAACTTCGCTTATCGCGCCATCTCCACAAGCAGGCTCGTATATCGTTCCATTCAATTCTTCGCGTAACAAAATGGCGTGAACTGCTCTAGGATCTGTTGGATAGAAGTCGTTAGCCTCTCTATTACCTTGATTTCCTCCTGCGATAGAGGAAGCTGTTAGTGTGCTCAATACTCCCGTCTCCTTTCTGCTACATTATAAAGCTACTTCGTCACACCGCACAGCTCGTACATTCCTCGACCGACAAGCGTTTCGTACGTGTGTAGTAAAGGCTCTTTAGCCCGCGATGGTGTGCATATACGTACAACCTCGCTAGGTCGCGCGTCGTGACGTCCGAATTAACGTGAAGCACCGTACTAATGCCTTGATCGCAATGCGGCTGTATCTCCGCAATCAAATCGATAAGCTTAAATTGATCGATATTATACGCGGACTTATAGACCCACTGCGTTTCCGGCGATAGATACGGCATTGGATAAAACGTTGTGGCGTTAGCGTACGTACGCGTTTCGATATGCTCGACAATCGGCATAACGGACGATGTGGCGTTTTGGATATACGAAATACTTTGCGTAGGCGCAATCGCTAGGCGGTACGCGTGATATAGTCCGTAGGAACGTACTTGGGCCCGTAGGAATTCCCAATCGGATTTCCCAGGAACGTCGATGCCCGCATTTACGAACACTTCGCGTATTTTTTCGGTTCTTGGCGTAAAGTCTTCGTTGATGTACTTGTCGAAGTACACTCCGGTATAGTAATCCGACTGCTCAAACCCTGCGAATGAACTACGCTCATAGTACGTAGCTTCCGGCGGCCCCTTATATGTCTTCGCCTTCTCATACGCAATGACAGACGACGCCAATATACTGTGGTAGTTCATCGCCGCAAAGAACGTCCGGCAGAAATCGCGGGCCTCTTCGGACTCGTACGGTATTTTATTCTTCGCGAGGAATCCGTTAAGGTTCATTACGCCAAGCCCGACGGAATGTAGCTCGCGGTTAGCTTTACGGACGCCGGGCGCATTAGCCACCGCCGACTGATCGGTTACGACCGTTAGCGCGTCCATACCTTCGTGAACAGATTCGCGCAACTTGCCGGATTCCATAACGTTAACAATGTTAAGCGATGCGAGGTTACACGAAATGTCTCGACGAATGACGTCCGGTTCGCCATAATCCGTAATCGTTGACGTTTCCTGTAACTGGAAAATTTCGGTCTTTGTATTCGCATAGGTTCGCTACGCCTATACCGCCATAGGCTGCTGCATGTCGCCATGCAGAATAGACTATATCATAGTCCATAAAGGACTCCCACCGTTTCGAGCGCCGATCGCTTGCGCCCTACTCTACTCCCTTAACCTTGATCGGTCGGTTTCGATAGTCGTTAGGCATTAGTTGCGTATCTCCAATTGGCGAATTTATTGTTGCTGGACGCAATACGGTTACTTACGGTAGAAACAGAAACCCCGTACGTCTTGGCGGCATCCGACATACTTGCAAACCTCTTACCGTCAATTTCTACCGGTCTTGAGTTAGCTTCTTTAATACGTCGAATTGCTAGTTCCGACTTTGGTTTTCCGTACATCGGATTACTAGAACCGCTAGATAATAAACGTTTTAATTCCCGTATTTCTTCCTTACGAGGATTAAATGTGAATGTATCTCCGCCGGGAGTAGCGTTACTTATGTTGTAAGAAACGCCCCTACTTTCGTCTATTAAACGTTGTTCTTCGTCAATTGACGTTTGTAAATCGTCAAACTTCGATAGAACTGTGAAAGTAAAAGCATCCTCTCCGTAATGATTCCAATCTGATTGAAGAGCGGTGTTACTGTGCTCGTTATTTCGCAGCATGTTTGTATGTGAGCGCCACCGCTTCTCAATCTCTTGGCTCCGTCCGTAATAAGACCTTCCAATTGGTTGACACTTTATTTCGTACACGCTGTACATTTTATCTCCTCCTTTTTATAAGGAGATACGCAACTTTTAGCACGGGATTACCTACGAGAGGCTTCCCCCGTTTAGACGGGTTTGCTGATACGGATTGCTCCGTATAGGTGCGCTATCCACACAGGTTCGACATTTTTACGCGGCCGAGCGCTCCGTTTGCGTGTTGCCGGTTTGCGTTATCGATATTCGCAATGTACGGGTAGCCGGATTCAAGTTGAATCGTCGCAATCTTCGTTAACATATCGCGGGCTGACATAACGCGGCGCTTGATTACGTTGGGATTCTGTAGCAACGCGTCGTACATATCCGTCATACTCATATCGTCCATATGCGTTCCATACGCTTTGTACACGGAATACGGCTCGAATACGTATAACGCTTTGTTGTCGCGTGCCAATTCGTAAAACTTGTCCGGTACGATTAGACCGATAGATAGCGTTTTGATGCGTGACTTTTCATCTGCGTTGATTTTCTTCGAATCTAAGAACTCGATAACGTCCCATCCGAAGATATTGTAGTAAGCCGCGCCGCTTCCCTTTCTTTGCGTTGTGTTCACATGAGTTCGCTACACTCATGCCGCCATACGGCAGCTACATGTTCCCATGTAGAGCAGACTATATCACGATCCTGTAAAACAGGACCCCTCCCATTTCGAACGCCAATCGCTTGCGTCCTACGGCTGTCGCCTAGTCGTTGCACGTTCAAGACGTACAGGATAAGTGCTTCCATCGAGATCTATTCGCGATTTTGGTAATAATTGATTTAGTGGCATAGGGGTGCCGCTGTAGTAATTGCTGTGTGCTAAGACCACTAAGAGCGTCAGCGAGAATACTCATAGCTTGTGTCTCTGTTATCTTAGCTTTTGGGGAGCTTTCACCTCTTGCTAACAGCCCTAATTCCGCGGCATGTTCTGCGTTGCCTTTAGGAGTCACCCACTCTAGGTTAGTAATTTCAGCATTTGTTTTATCTCCGTCGATATGATTGACGAATGGTAAGTTTAGTGGATTGGGAATAAATGCCTCTGCTACTATTCGATGTAAACGTCGTTCTAAACGTTTTCCATCAGTAAATAGTGTCACTTTCCAATATCCTTCCCGATCAATCTTAGGCTTTACTAGCGTCATCTCTTTAAGATTAACTACTCTGCTCTTATTAGAGACTGCGTACTCACTTATTCCTTTTATGGAAGCAAGCACTTCACCGTCTAGTGGCGTGTACGGTATCTTTGTTTTACGTAATCCCAACGCCCTTACTCTGTGATTGATTAACTCACGAGATACCCCTAATATCTCGCCTATTTGCCTTGCGCTCATTTTATCGTAATTATCGCGAATAAATGTTTCATCAATATCGGCCTTATTCCATATTTGTCTTGCTTCGCTCATGATTGCCCTCCTTGGGTTTTCCATGAATTAGAGAGGTTTTCGACCGCTGTTACCAACGGAAGGGGCCAATATTAACCCATTTGATCGGCGTACGAGAACGCGTCCTCCATCAGCTTCATAACGGGCATAACGCCTTTAGCCGCGCCTTCAACGCCTTTAATCGGAGCGCCGCGCCCGCGTAGCTTCGATAAATTGACCGCCACGCCTCCGCCTATTTTCGATAACTGCATACAGGTGCTAAGCACGTAGTTAATCGAATTTAACGCATCGTCCATTTCGAGCAAGAAGCACGATACCATTTCGCCACGTTTCGCTCGGCCAGCGTTCATAAACGTTGGAGTAGCCGGCTGTAGTCGCTGTTCCATCATTGATCGTGCGAACCTTTCTGCTGCCTCTTCGTCACCTTGTCCGATATATAACGCCACTTGCGCGACGTGTTCCGCATACGATTCGAGATACTCCGTTTTATCGTCCGTCTTTAGCGCATAGTCCTTGTAAAACTTAGACGCCGCCATGTACGAAGCAAATCGGAAGCCGTACGAATTACATACGGCAACGACGCGCTCGACCGCCGCCTCGCCATATAACGTCAGCATGTCGTCGTAATACCCGTTGTCGATAAGCCAACGATAACGGGCGGCCTGCGACGGAAACTTGCGGCTCTTAGCGGACACTTCCGCCAAGAATACGTCGACGGCCTCGCGGTCCTTATCGAGTTGATACCACCCGTCCGCCCCTCGCGTCATAATTTCGTTATTAAGTTCGATGTGTGATACGTTTGTTTTCGTCAACTTATCGTCTCCTTTTCGTTAGTTTGCCGGAATTTCTAGCGAGTCTAGGCGCTTGTTGGCGATTTCTACGTACTCTCGTTCCGTTTCAAATCCGATCCAACTACGCCCCTCTATCGTTGCCGCGACCGCCGTTGTACCGGAACCCATACAATTATCGAGGACGATTTCGCCAGGATTCGTATACGTGCGGATTAGGTAGCGGAATAGGTCGACAGGCTTTTGTGTGGGATGTACACTCCCTTTACGTACCTTATCAAATTGAAGTAAAGTTGTAGGATTCTTGTAATCGTACGTTTTCTTTAGTGCCGTATATCCATTTGTAGCAGCGCTATCACTAGGTTTCATCCCGCCAGCCTTTATTGGTTTATCTCGTTTAATCATTTGCGGATTATAAGTAACACGCCCTTTACTAAACACGAGAACAACTTCATGCTGTCGCATAGGTTGAAATCTTGCGTAACTCATGCCGCTAGGTATCTTTTTGTCCCATATCCACTCGTAACGAAACAATTTAGGATTGCTCATCACAAGCGCAGATGTAAACGGCTGGCTAGCGGTTAACACAATCGCCCCGTCACCCTTTATAATACGCTCATATTGTTCCCACAACGGTTCAAACGGAATTATCGTATCCCACTTACAAGCGGTCGTCCCGTACGGCAAATCGCACAATATCATATCGATACTTCCGTCCGGAATCGCCCGCATCCCCTCGATACAGTCTTGCTGATAAATACGGTTTAATTCGAGACTTCCGAGTAATTGTTTCGTCACTCAATCGCCATCCCTTCGATATATTCGTTAACGATCCGTACGTCCACGTCCGTACCCGACAGCTCGAACGTATGGATCAGCGGCACGGCGTATTGTTCCGATATAATCCGACCAGCCTTACCGAAGTTTGCGCCCCAGTTGACGTTGCCGCTCGCAACCACGCCGCGGAGCATATCGGAATTATTCGTAAGAAACTCCGCAACGGTCGCCGGCACTTGTCCGAAGCCGGTCGTAGGTGTTATCAGCACGAACGGCTCCGTCAACACCGTGCCAATCCCCGGCTTAATCGTATACAGCGAAGATGCCCGACCGAGTTTGCCGACGAACCGCCGGACGTTACCGGTCAGCGAGTAATATGCGATAATCATTCGGCGGACACGCGGTACGGTAGTACGACCGCCTCGATTCCGTTTTGTTTGTCGCGGAGAATAATCGGATGCGTTTTTCCATAGAAATCTATCGTTAACTTCGACGTGCCTGCGTCAACAAATACGTTGATTGCGTCTAGTAGATATTCGGCATTGCACGAAACCGTCAAATCCTCACCGGCCGCCACACCTTCGCCACGTAAACGTAAGTCAACACTATTATCGTTGTATTGCGCTTTGATTTCGTAGGTGCCTCCGACTATCTGTAGCGTAATCAATTTCGTAGGAACTCCCGCAAGTTTCGCCGCACCTACCGCTAGTTTTACACCTTGTAATAGCGCCTTAATGTCCGTACCGATTATCATAATATCTGTTGTACCGGCTTCGCTCGGAATAATGCGTGACGTATCCGGATACGTGCCCTCAATTAAAGCGCCCGTTTTCGCGTCGGCAACGAAAGGCTCTGCGAAGCTGTGAGCGTCGGCAATTCGTAGCAATCGGTGTCGATCCGTTACGACAACGGAACCGTCCGCCTCATACTTAACCCCACGAAGCACACTGCTACTTTTCGCCGGCTCCGCAAACTTCGGACAATGCTTCGTAACTAACTGTAGTTTTTTCGCTTGTGTTAACAATTACATCGCGCCCCTTCGTTTCGTATTCCGCAAGCTGACGGTCGATTTCCGCCAGCCGCGCGTTACGTTTATCGATGAATCCCTGCCATATACCGATCTGATACGTTAATTCGTCGCGCTCTCGTAAAAGTGCGTAATATCTGCGGTTTGTGAGCGGAACGGTCATGGCGTTGATGCTCCGCTCATCGTAACGTTGTTGTCTACGATTAAGGCGTGTAGCCCCTTCGCCAGTGATTCCGTGTATTCTTCGTCCTTATCGCCCCAATCAATCATACGCTCGTATGAAATAGCGTGAACTAATTCGTGTAGGAACGTATTGAACTGTTGCTGTGCGGAATTACCGTTGGTGCAAATCGATATAATCTGTTCGTTATAATCGATGCTTCCGTAACACTCGCGGCCACCTACGACTACCGGATGGGGTACACACTTGACCGTGTATACTTTTCCGCCCACTTTTACCGTTGATGGAATGTTCATTCGCTCATCGCCCCAATCGGAACGAAATTAGGGGATTCGATTCCTTCGCCAGTCTCCGTAACATCATAATCGTCTCCGCAATTCGGACAAGATACGTCAGAAGCCGGAGAGGTAAACGCATCGACCGCGAACCTACAGCCGCAGCCCTCACATACATACGCTAGATATTTCATACGTCAATCAGCCCCTTTTCGATAAGGTACGTTAAGCCAATCGCTACGCTATCGGATTCGTCATCGGTCGCAAATACGAAGCCATCCGGTAGTCCAAGTATTCGCCGCACGCCCGCAGCCACTTCGTCTTTATCCGCTTTGCCGTGCCCGCCGACGACGCGCTTAACGGTGCTTGCGTTAACTTCGGCCGTCACCGTAAGTCCGCACCGCTGCAAGCCGCTGTCGACCGCCGCCCATGCGCCAAATATCGTCTGCCCCTGCCGCTTCTGCTTCGGATTCTTATAGTCCTCGCGGATAACGGTCGTATTGGCGGTAGCATAGACGCTTGCCGTCGTAATCGCAAATGCCTCGATAATGGCATAACGCTGTCCGTCCGGCTGACTTGCGTCGGTCTTGATGTGCGACGACGTAATTAACGAGGGCTTCCGGTCGGCTACGTCGATTGCCGCGAAGCCCGGCGAGGTTAACGATATATCGTAGATTAGATAGCGGTCGGCTGGCGGCTTATTCTTGCGTAGTGTTTTCGTTATTTTCTCCGCCTCCTTCTAGTTCGACGGTGATCGTAACGTATAATAAGAATAGGAATAATGCACCGTAAATTACCGCAGCGACAACACTAGTCGTCAATGTTTCGTATAAGCTACGAATAATTAGCGTGATCCACTCGATGCCTAACGCAACACTTAGCGTCATCATTAACGCGGCTACGATATGTTTTAACCATTTCATCCGTCCGCCTCCTTAGCATGATACGTAACGTGTACGTAGTAATTTCGATAGGATTCCGTCAAGTAATCGGTCAAATTTCGTTATCATTGGCGGGCGCCTCCCTTCGTCACCATACGTCGATGCCTAACGCGTATAGCATTTCGTCATACTCGTCACCCCAGTCCGTGGTAGCATCCGCAATTTCATCCGTTACCTTTACGTAATTTTTCGCTTCTTCTCGTAGTTGTAACGGAGTTACTATTCCGATAGAAAGCGCAATTCTCGTAAGCTGTGGACGAGATACGTCGGATAACGTAAATGTCCCGTCCTCATTCTTCGTAATATTCATTAAACCGCCGCCTCTCGTAATTGTTTGATTTCGCCTAGCGCAGACACATACGCCTGCTTCTGCGAATCCTTTAATCCACTACGTTTAACCACGTCGACTTGCCGTTCGAGTGCCGCCATTTCATCGTCAGATAACGAAGTTGCGCACGCCTGCTTCAAATTGTTAAACGTCCATTTCGATAAGTCGAGCGGCGGCGGCGTTCCTTTTTCGACAGACTCTACGATACTAGCGAAATGGATCATCTGCGCGCGTCTCATTTCGTCCGTTATCTCGATACAATGTACGGCGATATCCGGATTCTTCTCGTATTCTTCCGGCGTCATATTCCACGCTTTCTTCGATCCGTTTACGTAGAGGATAACGTAATAATCGATAGGCTCGCCCGGCTTATCGTACATTACCGAATAGCTAATCGTCTGCTGCGCGTGATCCTCTTGCGGTCCATTACGATGCTCGTACGCCGACGTTTTGGAATACGTTCCCTGCTTCGATTTAACTTCGAGTCCGACGCGGATTATTTCGCCGGCTTCGCTCACGTATCGCAGGATACCGTCGCACGTTCCATATAACGCGAACTTACGGCTGCCGACCGTTATCTCGCGGCTGACCTTCGCGAAGTCCTCGAACATCGGCTCGTTACGGTCGTTACGTTCGAAGCGGAATCGTGCGCCCGGTAAGTGTTTTTCTACGAATAGTAACGCGCGCTGAATCGTATCCCCAATCGCTGTGCCGACCGCCTGCCAACGCCCTTGATGCGGAGGTTGTCCGGTACGCTCACGTTTAGCGCCGCGGACTTTTTCGTAAAGCTCGCGCGGATCGGAGTTAGCGGACGATGGCGAGAAATACGGCATATTACGCGGCGGCCATACAGCGCGGCGTTTATCGGATAGTACGTCGTAATACCACTTATGAATCTGCGCGTCCAATTCGTTGTCGTACGTTTCCGGCCGGCTATACCATTCGTCAAGCATAGCGCGGAAGTTATCGCGGATTTCGTCCGCTAGTGTACGTGATTGTTCCGTTTGGATGTCGTATGAAACTCGTTGGAAATGTCCGATATTATACCGCCTCCTTATCGTTTCGTTACATATCGAATTGTCGTTACTTCCTTCGGCTCGACTTCCTCTAACTCGTACGAGAAATCTCCGCCATCTTGGATTTCAGTCGCGGGCAGCTCACGCCATAACGAAAAGTACGCTACGCTTCCGTCAGTTTCCGTAATCCTATAGACTTTAGTGCGATAATTAGTCCAGCGTCCGCCATCCTCAAAGGACTCGTCGACTTTTTCGACTTTATAAGTTGTGAATCCGTCCTTATCGCTCATGTACCCGTCAAGAGCGGCATCAATTGTTTCGTAATTCTCGTCCCATACTTCGCCCTGCTTACCGCAAAAATCACGTAGTTCTTCGATAATACTTTTCACACAACCGCCTCCTAATCGTTTTTATTCGCAAACCACTCATCAACCGAAACTCCCTCGCCCCACCTACGCATGATCTCGATATCCGTACCGTTCGCAACATCGCCCCAGGCGTACGATTCCGTCATAAGTTTACGAATAGCCTCGATATCCTCACGCGTAAAGTCCTCCGGAATTTCGAATAAATTTTCGTCATGCACCGTACCCCACAAACGCCAGCCATCGCGCGTCTTGCAGTATTCGTGCGCCTTAATCATCGTAACTTTCGTCTGTATCGACGACGATCCTTGTACGCGGGCATTCGTTGCCTGGCGCATCGCACGGTTCTTCTTACGGTAGGAATCACGGTCGCCCCATTTCGCCTTTATCGTTGCGTCCGGTAACCGTCGTTTCCGTTGCTGCTTGTCCATCCATACGAATCCGTGTTTTTCCGCAAAGGCCTCGTTACCTTTGATCCAGTCGCGAAGTACCGGCAAGCTATCGAATAGCTCCTTCATAAACTGCGCCGCCTCATCCGGTGTTGTACCGAGCTGCTCCGCCATCGTATACTTGGACGTACCGTAAAGTGCTGCGAGCCACGCGACCTTCATCATCTTACGTTCCTTCGTATCGGAGCCGTCCGGATTCTTATAAACTTCTTCGTACGGTTTGCCTGTGAATCGCACGGCAAGCATCGCGTAAGGATCGAGACCTTTTTCGAACGCTTCTACTAACGCTGGCTCACCGGACAGGTACGCAACGCATCGGATTTCCTGCGCTTTGAAGTCGGCACCAACGATTACTTTACCTGGCGGCGCAACGAACATACGGCGGGCTTCGTACGGTTGATTCTGAACGTTAAACTGATTCGAGTTACCTTCGTCTTTGTCTTCGCCGGAGCTGAACCGTCCCGTTACCGTTCCCATCGGATTGAATCGCGAGTGCCAGCGGCCGGTCGTCGGATTCTGTTTCAACGGAAGCTTATCGATATACGTACCGGACAATTTCGCTATCTTACGGTATTCGAGTAACTTCGCTATGATTTCATGTTGTCCGGCGAGCGGCTTCAACGTTTTCTTAGCGTCGAGGTTCGGCAGTTCTTGCCCGATTGCCGCCGATAACACGATTTTCATCTGTGGGCCGGAATTAAGGTTAAGCGGTTCGTCGCCGGCGTGATGTTTCGTTAACTCTTCGAGTAGATACGCATGTAACTCGTCCGCCTGTTTCCGCAACGTCTCGCCATACTCACGCGCAAATTCGAGGTCTAATACGTAACCATTCGCTTCCATATCGACGATTACGTATAGTAGGGGAACCTCGACCGTTTCGTAATAACGGAGTATCGACGGTAACTTATCGAAGTGTTTACGTTGGAACTTGTACAGTTTCCACGTAATATCCGTATCCTTTGCGGCATACGCTAACGCAATATCGAGCGGAATTGTGTTAAACTTTGTATTCTTGCCGAATAACGTATCGAACGTGTCGGACGGAACCGCAAGGTATTTCGTCGCCAAATCCTTCAATCGGAACGATTCCTCGTTTTCGTTAAGTACGTGCATTGCCGTCATCGTATCCCACACCACGCCGAGCAGATCGGAGCCGTGCCGTCTAAACATCGCTATATCGAACATGGCGTTATGCAATACCTTTCCGATGCCTTCGTCGTAAAGGAACGGACGTAACTCGTTTAGCACGTAATCGCGGTCGAGCTGCGGACCCTCATCGTGCGCCACCGGAATATAGACGTGTAAATCCGCGGCTGGCAACGTTATTGAGATACCGACTATTACGTCCGTATACACGTCAACGCCCGTAGTCTCCGTATCGACCGCTGTTATCGTTTCATTCTGTAGTAAGCGGACGATTTCGGAAAGTTGCGCGGCCGTCGTGATTAAGCGGTAATTGTCCGGCATGTTGTCGACCATCGAGCGCAAGGTTGCCGCCTTGTTACGCTCAGATAAATCGGCATACATCCGGAGTGCTTCCGCTTTACTGAAACGTTTGCCGGCTGAGGAGGGCGCTCTGCCTATAAGGCCCTCCGCCATTGCCGACTTTACCGCTATTAGACGTTGTGTATCGGTATCGCTGTTGTTCATCGTTAGAATACGTTGCCATGCGTCTTCCAACGTCTCCGTCGCCGCTGATTTCGCCGATGCTGCTGACGCAAGCGCTGCCTTCGCCTGCTTCCGACGTGTCTTGATGTCAGCCGGATTCATTAGTGGAGCACTCCGTCAGTTTGGCGGTCAAAGCGCTGCTCTACCGGAGTTACTAATGAAATTATATCGACCGTTTCCAAACATGTATTATACGCCGGATTGGAGTACGCCACACGATACCTACCGTTACATTCCTCAGTAACTTCGCCGTAGCCCGCTCTCGCCCAGCCTACGTTTACTACAACGTCGCCGACCTTATATTCGTTAACCTCGCGCCCAATCGCCGCCCATTTAACACGCTCCGCTTCTGCCTCGACCGCTGTCTTTGCGTCGGCTTCTGATAGGACTTCGAATTGGTCCGCTTCAAGCCAGTCGTAGTCACTTCCGTCGAGCAATTCGCATTTATATGGCCAGTAGCCGTCGTTCCCGTCATCAACCGTTATTTTTGCGATTGCACCGTTCGGTAAATCGTCGCCATTCGTAACCTTAACGTAAGTGCCGACCGGAATGCGGGCAGGCTCGGCTGGTTCCGCAGACTCTTCAGTAATCGGTTCGAGTACGACGTAATCATCATGCCCTACGTACCACCTGCCGGCGTTACGAACGTATTCATTGCCTTTAAAATCCGCAAGAACATCTACATTTCCGATATATTCCACTACTGCGGCATCTCCTATGCGGTAATATGCGCCTCCAACACTTCCGTTTTCCAATCCGATAATTAAAATACGCTCGCCCACAGCCGCCGGACGTTTAGCCTTACGATATTGTCTGCCTTCAATCGTGATAACATCGGATCGTTCCGTTTTGTCCTCGGTTACTTTTTCGTAGACTTCAAAATCATCATCTAACGTTAGAAAATCGCCTTCCTCGTCAATTACACCGCTATCATCATCCTTACCTGTAACGACTTCGTAAAATGAACCGTACGGTAGGTAATCGAATCCGTTCGCATTGTGCTGAACGATATCGCCAACAACCGCTTCCTCGTAAGTTCGGTTTGATTTACGGTACGTCACCGTTTCGCCGCTTTCCGTACGGATTGTCACTTCGTTATTCGGAGTCACAACGTTTAATTTCGCCAATATTAACGCCACCTTTATTCTATATTTTTATAACGGTCGATTACGCCTACCAGTTCGTATGCAACGCTGTACGCATACTCAGCTTTACACTCGTTGTCTGCGTGAATATATTCCGTGCGACTACCGAAACTTCCAATAACTACGGCAACCTCGTCACCTTCGTAAATCTCACCGCCGCACCACGCACACTCCGCTACTTCGCGCGGCTCCGGCGGGTTAATCGGTAATTCTACGTATGACATTCCGTATCACCTACACTTGTCAACGATTCCCTATCGAGTGCGAGCGGTAATTCGACCCAACGTGCAGCCGCCGATGCTTCACTCGCCCAGTACTCGCCGATTCCGCGCACTTCGAACATATACACGCGAGGTGCGACGCCGTTTTCCGCCCACACGCCAACGATATAGTCAGCGTCGGATTTCGTATAAGGCTCGCCGCTCCCTTTCTTCGCATATACAACGAGTTCGCCGCCGCGGTCCGTACGTTGACGAATCGTTTTGACCTGAATACGGTAATGCTCGCCATTCACGGGATCAGTCGCCAAGATATCGTATGGCTCGTCCGTGACCGGTCGATGCACCGTCCATCCCGCCGCCATTAACGCAGCCGCCGCGACCGTTTCCGAATAGCGTCCGGTAATTTCCGTTACGTGTGCCGTATTAATCGCCTCCTTTTCCGATATACCGTCTTATTTACGGTTAGCCACCACTTGAATAAGACGTTTCTGCCCCGCGGACAATTTCGCAACATCCGTAACCACCGTAACTTTCGAAATTAAATCGATAAACTTGAACATAATATCGTCTCCTTTTCGCTATTTTTCGTTGGCATTGCTCGGGACAATCTCCGTATTAAAACGGAAGATCGTCCTCGCTGATATCGATTGGTCGGTCGTCGTCGATCGGTTTAATGTTATCACTCGCGACTGCTCCGCTCCCAATCGTCAAGCCGAGACGGCTAATATCGAATCCTGCCTTTACGAGATTAGTCGCCTGCTCCGCTTCGTCCGCCTCGAATAAGAATCCGTCGAACACGCCGAAGTCGAACGATTTACCATCGAGTTTATCGAAGTTTGCACGCTGCTCCTTCGTTAATTCGTCCTCATCGTCGATATCGAGAATCGGCGATAACGTAACGGCCGTATTTGTACTGCTACCGGTTTTCGATAGCTCAAACGCGAGTTTATCGAGTTTCTTCGCATACTTCGAAATTGTTGCGAACACGCCTTTCGCTTGTTTCGGCGTCAAATCTACGAACCCTAACTCACCGGTTTCGAGATTTCCGAACCCTACAAGATAGCGCGGTTTGGACTTATACAGATACGCTTCGTTACGGAGTTTCTCCGCCTTTGATTCGTCACCGGCGTCTTTAGCGGCTTTTGCGTCCGCATAAAGTAGCTCGGCTGCGCGGTCGAATAACGAAGGATTGCCGGTAATAAATCCGCGGTCGTTGCGTTCGGCTGGCGTTTTTGGTACGAAAGTTGGCACCTTGCCGAAAATGCTGTGCGCGTAATACTCCGCCGAATCTTCCGCCGATAAAATGCGGACTTTTAACGTCGTTCCGCTCGGGAACGGTACATGTGCGGAAACCTTCGTTTCTTGCTCCGCCGTTGCCGCCGCTACTGCTGCCGAACCTTTACGTGTAAATTGACCCATTAACACATCGCTCCTTATTCAGCCTTTCGGCCTTGTGTTTTGTTGGCGGACGTTGGTTCGCGTGCCCGCCGCCGCGTGACGATTCGTTGTTTCCGGTTATTATTTAATGTCGGCCCGGCGCCGATACCGCGTCGCCCTCGCGGCTCAATCGGACGTAAGTTTGCAGAATCGATATATGCATGCTCTATATCGCTTCTGTCTTACGTTTCAGCAGGCTAATTGCGGATTCCGCCAATTACGGCACAACCCTTCGCTCGGCTCTTACGTCCGCAACCGTCTCCTAACGCTTACTTTCCGAACATCTAACGTAGTTAGTGTTTGGCGTCCGGGATAGCCCCGAACCTTCGGCGTTAGGAACCGGTTGCCGACGTAAGATAACGTTATTACTTCGTTATCTTATCGTCACTATTGCGCTTAAATAAATGCCGTCAAACCTTTCGCAACGGCCGTTTTCATACGAACAACTTCCGCAAGTTCCTCATCCAACTTTGCTTTTTCTTCGTCAATTTGGCGCAAACGCTCATTATTAACTCGTAGAACGGCTTTACTCGGTGTAATCGCCATTTTATAACGGCACTCCGCGGCTTCTACGTCTAGCTTCGCTTTCTTAATCGTAATGTCACGTTCAATAACGGACTCCTTTCGCTGCCATTTACGAAGCTCGGCGCGCGCCATTTTAGCAAATCGGTCGGCTAACGTGATGTGTTTGCGCTCAAAACGATATAACGTCAATACCTGGTCGTAACGCGAATCTAGCACATAAGCAACGCCATCGTGCGCGAACATACGTCCATACTTTCCGTCAACGTCGGCAACCTCCGATATGTACTCGGCGTTACGAAGGTTGCCGCGGATAATACGGCGGGCATCCTCGCGTTTTAGGTGCAACCGTTCGATGGCGCGGTCAACGGCGTGATTACTTACGATAACTTGCGCGTGGTCAATTTCGGTGCGAATGTTACGTTTAATCATCCGATACGCACCGCCCCTCGACCGTAACGGACGCGTTGATAATCGGCAGGATCGGCGTCGGACGGAGCTGCGCCCTCATATCGAAGATCATTTCGTAAAATTTCGTTAGAATTGCGTGAATAATTCGGAACCAATGCGGATATACTACGTATATAGTTAGTGTAAGACACGATAAACACCTCCGGAAAATTACTATTTATTGTAAATGTGTTGACGAGAAAGTTATTTTTCATTATAATGGACTTGTTTAAGGAGAAAGCCGTAATGCCTAAACGGCCTTCTCCATAAGTAGCATATTTTTATATTGACATTCATGTTATACTGAATATAAGAATATGGACGATGCCTATGTTCATATTCAATAAGTTAAACGGCTAAATAGTCGTAAATATCTCCGAAACGATTGCCATCGTAATAACGAGATAATCTATTTAGTTTACGTTTAACAACCTCGTGGTGAAGTCCAAGAGTTCTTGCGATTTCTTTACGAGATACGCTGCCAGGCGTGAATAAGTATGCTTCAACGATTGCCGTCGTTGCTGCATCGGAAGGCGAATGCCTTACAAGGAAATCGATCACTTGCCGGTGGTCGGTTTCTTTTTTTAGTAATTCGACGTCCGCTCCCTTAACGGTTGCCGCCGTTTCGGAAATGTATTCGTGAACTACTTCGTACTTTCGTTTAGTTACTCGCTTCCTGTCGTAGTCAATGCGACTTAGGTGTAGGGCCTTATTTAGCCAGTGTTCAAAGTTGTCAATTCCTTCTGTGATGGTGAGAATTACGTCGTCGAAGATTTCTTGCGCAGTATGTTCGTCAAAGTTGTAAGTACGCATCGCCTTGCGTTTATGTATGTCTAGAAGTGATTTAAGCGACTGGTAGAAATCGTTGAAATTGATATTCTTGTTAATGAACTGTAAATATGATTGCTGATAATTTACTGTTGTCAAATAACTTCAACTCCTTTACACTTATATAGTCGTGGTCGAACTCGATTCGGCACACTTTATCAAAAATAAATTAATAAATATTTTTCGGAGGTTGTCCGATGCGATTAAAACCGCGTCGATGCCTCATTCCGGAACTACTCGTTAAACGTAACTGGACGCAGCGTCAACTCGCGGAACACTCCGGCGTTGACTCTCGCATTATATCGAAGTATGCGAAAGGTACGTTAAAAACTGGTAATATTACGAATTTTTACGCTACTTATATCGATACCCGCGCACGCCGCCTCGTTAACGTCCTTATATTCCGTCGGAATTTTCGCGATTTTCAAACGAACCTTACCGCGTAGCCCTTCGACTAATTTCCGCTGCCATATCCGCCCAGCCCCATCTTGATCCCGCCATATCGTCAATTCCTCGATAGGCGACCGTAATATCAACGCCAGCTTGTCCGCTGTTATCGCCGTGCCGCCCGTCGCAATTCCGCATATCCCATTCGACATAAGTGTCAATGCGTCAATCGGCGCCTCTACGATACCAACCGATTTAATCCGATGCTTGTACACTATGTTAATTCCGTATAACATTTCGCCAATCGGACGGCTGTCGCTACGATACCAAAACGTCTTGCCCGCCGTTTTACGATACATGACGTTGCCGAGCGATCCATCCGCGTTGAACCACGGAATTGTTACGGCTTTCTGCGTCATATCGTAGCCGACGTTCATTAACCGCTGTATCTCTTCGCTTATGCCGCGCCTGCCGAGATATTCCGACCGATAGCGATAATCATCGAGTATGTACGAAGGAATACGGCGAGGCTTAACGCGTGCCTTCAACAGATCGGGCGGCTTAAACGTTGGGCGGCCGGTTTCATCGTAAGTTAAGACGTAACCGTTACCGTATTTAGCCGATAGATATTCCGCTGTTTCCTCGTACGATTCCTGCCGTAAGTATGCGAGCAGCTTCGTAAAGTTACCGCTCTGCCAGTCCGGATCGGTCGCGCCGCTATCGTGCCAGCCGCCTGTTTCGAGGTTAACGAAGAATGACGGATGCGTATCGTAGCGGAACGGTGAGGCCGCGAGTAACTTACGGCTTGTCCACGTCGCGGCCGTCCAGTCAAACGCTTCGAGTTCGGTACGTACGTCAATCATCGTGCGTCACCGCCTTCTAAAAGTTACCTACGAACTGTGCCGCTATATCCTCGACCTTCGGTTCCCGTACGATCCCGTAATTCGGTAGATACACGACTTCAACCGTTGTATCCTCGCCGCCTGCCCGTCCTTTACCGAGCGCTATCTTACCGCGACCCTCGTTTGCCAGCGAATCAAACGCGAACAGTACGGTCGCATCTTCGAGGACAGCTTTCGTTTTCTTTACTTCCGAACGGCTCGGCGGTTTCAGCTCGCGGGCTTCCGACGTCTTATCTTTTTCGTCCTCGTCGGATTGCGTTATTACGTGGATCACCGTCTGCGTTCGTCCGGCAAGCCTACGTAAAGCCACGCTTGTAGCCGCGACGTCACCGCCTGCGGTCTTACTCGTATTGCGCTCGTAGTCCATGTAATATATCGGATCGATAACGACAACGTCCGCTTTAACCTCGTTAATTTCACGCTCTAACGCACGCACGCTGCGGTCGATAAACGTCGGATCATCGACGGCTCTTACGATAATACGTCCGCTAATATGTTCGTTAATCGTTTTGACGAACGCCTCCATATCCGCCTCGATCTCCGACGGTAATTTGCCGGCTAACATCGCGCGATTATCGAATCCGGCGTCGATCTCCATACCGTCAACATCCGCAATCATTACGCCAATTCTAGCAGATACGAACGAAATTATACGCGTAAGAATCTCGTACATCGGCATTTCCATCGCCCATATGATTACACAAGCGCCCGCCACTGCCGCCTCTAACGCCTCGACGAGCGTAACGATAGATTTACCGCGGCCGGATCGTCCGAACCACGTATACATATTACCGGAGAAGTATCCGCCACCAATCGCGGCATTAACGGAAGGGAACGCCGACTTCCATATTTTAAACGATTCGCCGGATTTTCTGCGCTCATATTCCGCTAGGAACAGGTCGCCCGCCGCCGCGACATCCACTCCGTTATTTTTACGAACTTCTGTTCTCATTTTAATCGAATCGACGCGTAAATTAAAGTATTGCGCGTAGTCATCGAATGTGATAGAATGACCGATCTCCGCGAATTTGTCAGCGTGCTCGCGGCTCTGCATGAATCGTTGAATCTCCGTCTGCGCCCACGTTTCCTTTATACGCCGCGCCATAAACTCGTACGAATCCGTAACCGCGGGCACGTACGTAAAATCCGGCACTTCCGTCACGACTGCGGCATATGACGGAGCTTGTCCGTTTTCACCGTGGTATTTACGGATGAAATCGTACGCCGCTTGTTCGACGGAATCATGGAAATAGTCGCGAGATAATCCGAGTTTATCCAGTTCGGGCACGTTATTTTCGTCGATGATCCGAGACAATAGTGGCTCTACGTAGCTCATCTTTTTCGCCTCCTCGTTGTATTCGATTATATTAACGCTTCTATATTCTGTAAAACGCCAAATTCGGCGATTTTCATAGTTTTGACGTTTTCTTGTCGCTTTTCAAACCCTTTCGTTTCGATACAATTTTGTACACTATGGTATTTTGACGTGTCCTATCGTGTTCTATTGTATTCTTTTTTATACGATATTATTTTCGTGCAAAAACGGCTGAACTCTCGTTTTCTCACTCATTCGCAAGATTACGTAGTTTTCCGTAATCCGCGCTTGCTTGCCCCGCCGAACGTAATCTCTACCGTCTGCTCACGGAAACGGTCGGCAATCCGCGCGTCAAATATCCGAACTATATCGTCCATTTTAACGTTTGAAGTGTAAACCGACGGAAGCCCTGCGGCAACACGCGCATTTATTACCGAATGTAGATCGGCGCGAAACGCTTCCGTCGCTTCACGCACGCCAATATCGTCGAACACTACGAACGGAACCGTTGACGCGGCGGACATGCTATTATAGTATCGTTCGGCGGCCGGTGCTGCCACGCTTTCCGGAACCCGCGGACGATTAAACGTATTGTAATCCGTCTGCCATTCGTTAACGTCGAGGAAATATACCGGCCGCTCTGACGCTTGCCTATTGCGCCGAGCCGAGCCGATGTAGTGAACGTTAAGGTATTCGTTAAGTACCGCCGCCGCCGTCGTAGATTTGCCGGTGCCTGGCGATTGCGAGTACAGATATAGCGATTTGATGTCCGGCGGTCCTTCGTTAAATTGACGCGCGAACGTCTTTACGTATTCTGCGAGCCGTGCGTATATCTTCGGTTGATCCTCCGCGACTGGCGATGATAGTAACGTTATATGACGTAAGCTGTCCGGGATATTAGACGCTGAAAGCCGGCCGCCGCGCCCGTTTGCGCCGTGGATCGCGATAAATGCGCTGCAGATACGATTACATGCGGGCGTGTCGGCGGCTCGGCAGGCGTGACGTAAGTTGCAATTAGCGGAATGTTTCGACTGCGTTACGTTAGTCGTCAAGTGGCGTCGCCTCCCGTTCGTCGATGAATTTAACCGCATCCGCAACGGTGCTGAACAACGGCTTCGCTTCGATTCCTTCTATACGGTATCCGATCTCGCCCGCCGCCGCGCCACTAAGTATCTGTATATTTTCGCCTCTATGCGTATATACAGTAACCCACGTTTTATTCATACCGTCGCCTCCTTTTCCGTAATCTTCACGATAAGTGACGCGAGACATATCGCTTCCGGTGCGGTCGGCTTCGTTACTATCTGCGCCTCCGTGTCGTCATCGTTCGTTATACTCGTTTCGACCGTATATCCGTGTGCGTGAAATTGGATTTCCATGCCGCCCCACGCTCGGCTCGATTCGAGTACCGCCCACGCCGACGAAATGTCCGTTGTGTAATTCGGCAAAAATCCGAACGTTCCATCGGAATTTGGCGCTGTATTTAGCGGTATATATTTCGTAACAACCTCCGCAACCCATGCGTCACGTTCGCGCGGCGTCAACGTATTCCACTTCGCTTCGATTTCCGTACGGTTCACTCGGACACCTCCCGAAACATTTCGTTAAACTTATCGAATTGTTGCTGTTTCTGCCGATTAGCTTCCGATTGTTTCTTGCGCTTATCTTCTTCAAGCCGCTCGACACATGCGGCATACTCCCGTTCTAGTCTGCGTAAATACGACAGTATCGGTTTCACCCATGTACCTTTATGCCGCCAGCCGTACTCTTCCGTCCAACCCCGCTGACCTCGGACTACACCGTAGACCTCTAACGTATTTTCGCCGTCAACTAAGTAGATACGAAACGTCTTGCCGCGTGCATGCGTTGATGTAACGTATATAACGTTATCACACTGATACGCCACGGAATCGCCGCCATGCGTACAGCGCTGCGTTTTAGCTAAACCGCCGATCCCTACGAGATGCGCATCTTTAATAATTCGGTAAAACTCGCGTGCTCCATTCATATTATCGTCTCCTTTCGTCAGTTAATCGCAAGTAATTCGCCATGTACACGCGGCGTGCCCGTTCGTTACCGTTCTGCTCCGCCATTGCCGCGAGTTCGAGCAGCAGCTCCGGCGGATTTGACGTATAGTTTCCGATTAGCATCTGTTGCATAGATTATCGCCTCCTTTATCGTTAATTTCGCCCAACAGACTTACGCCCAACGCAGAAAAACTCTGCGCTGCCTGCCGTAAGGGGTACGTCAGACGGATCGTAATTCTACGTGAGAGGCACGTTGATATTACGTCATTTTAGCGGAGAGTTATTTCGGGGAATATCGTGCGGCTGGCGGGGATGGTTGCCGTGGATGCCGCGAGGAGTTTATGTTGTGTTTCGTTGTTGGTAAATCTTTCTTATGACCTTATATTACAACTTACCGATTGTAATGTCAATCACTTTTTCTAAATTTTATTTCGGTATGTTTACGATATTAGTACATATGATATAATAATTACATCCCCAAACAAAGGAATGATCGGTTTGAAACTTAGACCTAGTTATAACAGATTACGTCACATTTTAGTGGATCGAAAAATGAACATGGCCGACTTACGTCGAGCTACTGGCTTGGGAAGAAATACCACGGCAAGCCTTAATGCTGATAAATCTGTTTCGTTAGATACCCTCGCAGTTATTTGTGAGTATCTTGATTGCCGGATTGAAGACGTTGTCGAGTTCGTACCTGATATGTCTAGTTATGCGCGAAACAAAGATGGTTTAATAGAGATATTTCCTACTGAAAAAGGAATGCAGATGATAAAGAGGGTAAAACTAAAGAATCAAGAACTTAACGAAGACTAATGTTATTAGAACTGGTGTTCTCTACTAAAATATGTTAATTTTTAGTATAATTACAATTGCCACTTTTGGTTTTAGGAGTATGTGCCTAGTGCTCCTAAGGAGTACAAAACCGAAAGGAGGTAGTGTACATGCGTATAACTTTCGAGTTAGACAAGTGGGCGGTAACTCTTTTATTGTTACTGTTGGCGAAGTGTTTCCTAGGCTAAGGATTCGCCTATACTTAGATAGCCTGCGGAGAGTCAGCCCCTCGCTGTGTCTCCGCATATACAAAACGAAAATAAACGCGAGACGAAGCCTGCCCGCCGAGCCTCGCGTTTTTACGTCTAAACCACCGCAACCAACGTCCGCTCAATCGCCGCCAAACTCTCCGCAAGCTGGCTCCGATTAAGGCGGGGAGCACTCGCTATCTCCTCCCGTAGTTTTTCCGTCATTTCAGACGCATTAAGTACCGCCCCTATCAACGCCTCATTCTCGGATTCGTACGCCAATAAGTCCGATTCGACTACGTGTGTAGCAACGTCCACCTGCCGTATCAATTCCGCTACAATATCCGCAGCGTCTCGCCCTAATCTATCGTGCACTAACGATTGGAAAAGGTCGGCATTCGGTACATATTCCGCCGATCCGTCCGGTAAGTGGATTAATCCGTACATACATCGTCCTCCCTTACGATTTCCCATCGTCCTTTTATCTCCACTTCCGTCAACACACTCGCGAAACTCCACGCATGATTCCCGATTCGATGCGGTTGCAGCTCCGCCTCTGTATACGTATTGCCCTCGCAGGACTTAACGGTGTATCCGTACGCCACCGCATGTATTGCGTATAATAATCGCATAATCCCGCCTCCTTATAACTTATCGCCGACCTCGTAGAAATCTCCGTCATCGCCACGGACAACGAGCGGTCGTTTACATGTATTGCACGAATAGAAACCGAGGCTGCGGTCGTTCCAACACGGATCGAGAAAATCGACGTAATGCTGTCCGCATTCACACGAAACGAACACGCCTTTTACGAATAATTGCGCAGATTCCGGACGCATGGCTACCACACCACCTCCGGCAATTTCGTTTCTTCCACAGTCTCCGCTTTCGCTTCGCCTGCAACAAGCAATCTCGGAATGATCGTATTAATCCGATAAGCCACCGCGAAGCCCGCGGTCAATATAGGATATTGCGGTGTAGGGCGGTAAGTACGGAAGCACTCGTCGAATGCCCCTTTTAATAACGCCGTGCCGTGCGCTTCGATTGCGCGCTTTAGTACGCCTTGCTCAAACCGCCAGTTACGCATCGGTGCATATTCCATACCGTAATACTCGCGGTTTAAGTCGATGAACATTTGCGAGAATGTGCGGACGTTCCATTTATCTACCGGAAGCGCCCGCCAATCTGCCGTGTTAATTTTCGTTTTCTTCGTCATCATACGAACTCCTTTCCGATAAAATACGTTGGTGTAACTCGATAACATCATCCGCATCTTTAAGCGTATCGTATTCCGCGATTACCCTATCCCCGTTCCATAACAACGTCTCCCACGCTTGCGTTCGAAAATTAACGTTCTCATACGTTCGCCATGCGCTAGAGATTCGCATAGTGCTTGATACTCTCGTATGGATACCCGTTGTTACGCTGTCTTGCTGTTTATACACCGCCATCGCCCAACGCCTCCTTCGCTTTTTGTATCGCCGCGTCTACGTGTGCGGACGGTTTATTCTTCGTAATATAATTTCCGTTGAACACGGACAGTAACGATTCCAACGCCTGCCTATAACGTTGAATCTCGTTATAATAAGTTTCCGCAGCACTAAACGCTACACGTTCGTCAATGTGTGCGGATAGCATTTCGGATTTCAAACGTTTATTCTCCGCCTCTAACTCCGCCATTCTATCGAGTGCCGCCGGCCATCCGGTGCGTGCTTCCGCTATGAAACGGGCGTCGTCTTCCGTATCTAACTCGCCGTAAAATAACGGATACCATTCGCCATTATCGTAGTCGAACTGTACTACCGACTTACCGTCCGCCTTCCAAACGTCAGCGCCAGCCGTCGCCGCGTCACATATCGCACGGTCAGCGGTAAAGTCGCGGGCTGTAGCCGTATTTTTAACGTTTTCCATTAACAAACACCTCCGAAAATAATATCGATAATCGCCGCACGCTGCTCGTCCGATACTTGCGAGCCTGCCGCGTTTTTATGTCCGCCGCCAGCATACGCCTTTGCGAATAGCCCTACGTCTATATCGCCTTTGCTACGATAACTAACTCCCTTTGCCGGATCAATCATCGCCACTAGATCGATATCGTCGCGTTCACCTACGATATGATTGCCGAGTTCCGATTGGTAGCGGTCAGCGAATACGATGCCGACGCGGTAGCCGTTAATCTGACGTATGGTTATTGCCGTGGATTTACCGCGAATATAGGCGTCAATGCGGCTCCGCTCTACATCTAATAGCAGGCGTTCCTCTGCGGTTAATTCGACGGAAATATTACGAGTAAAACGGTCGACGAATCGGTCACGTCCGATCAGATACAGTAGATCGTTCAAATCCTTCGCCGCCTGGTCGCCTGTTAACGTCCAATCCCACGTATCGTATGAGCGGACGGCTTCGGAGAACTCCGGTAAAACATTGCCTAGATATTCGTGGAATAACGATGTACCGGATGTTTTAGTATTATCGCCGTCAATACTTAGGACGAGTGCCCATTCGTACGTATTTAACCATGCGGCTGTTTTATGGTGGTCAATTAACATCCAATATGTGTTGTAATTATCACGATCTATCCGCTTGGCAACCGCCTCGTTAACGCTAATATCCGTAATGTAAATCTCGCTGTGTCGCACGTCCTCGTCTAAATAAGCGGAAATCTTATCGTTAACGTTGCTATAGTCGCAATACTCAACGTCAACATTGTCGCGACCAAACGCGTGGTAAGCCAGCACTGCGCAGCCAACTCCGTCCAAGTCCGTATGTGTAAACAATTTCACCGTTTTATTCATTCGCAGACACCTCCGGAATTAATCGTTCTAATCTCGTTACATATTCGTCAATAGCACGGATAAAACGTCCGATATCCGTTTGACTATCCGTTACGGCGACCGCCTCTCTTACGGAGATTTCGCGGAGCGCGTTACGTAATCCAGCCGGCGTCAAGTTGTAATATTGCTTGCAGTCGCGCCACTCCTTGCGGATAACGGCGTCGGACATATCGCCTTTGTAGTTGGGCGAGCGGCGCGGATCGACGGACGCCATGCGCCATAATACGAAGCATGTATCCTCCGGCACAAGACCGTAGTTTTCGGTTACTGCGATAAAGCGGGCGGGCATATTGTTATTATCGTTCATTAGTGGACACCTCCGTTTTATTATTGATGCCTTCGACGGTAATTCCGAGTATATCGAGTGTGCGCACGATTCCTACACGGACGCCGTCATCGTAGTCAATATCGAGATCACAACCGTTATACACCGCAGCCAACTCCGCGTGTTTCTCGTCGTCCGTTTTCTCGCGGTGAAATCCGTTTACGACCGCCTGGATAAACGTCTCATACGGAATCGTACGTAGCACCGCGTAGGTATCGCTAGGCTCGTAATAGCACGATAAAATCGACCGCGTGCTATATCCGTATTCGCGGAGTTGATCGAGTTTTGCCGCAACTTCTTGCGGAATTTTAACGAGGTTACTCATGGTAATTGCGCCTCCTTTACGATAATAACGTTTGGTACGGACTGTGCGTATTTCCTTACGAAATCTAACGTATAGATGCCGGTTTGGATTACGGCGGCTGTGTCCGATTTGTAACAGCGGTACAATCCGTTTTCTAAGTTGACGAAAATTAGTGCGGCGGATTCGACTAGATGGCGGGAAATTTTAGCGTTCATTCAACGTTCCTCCTTTACGAAAATGTGTAAAATAGTGCAAATAAAAACGAGTGTCGGCGAGCCATTTGCGGAAACTTTTAAGTTTGCGAAAATTAACGCTTGACATTTCGGACGTTATCGGTTATAATATAAAATCTTTTAAATAATTATTTAAATCTTTTAAAAGACTTAATAATATTACTTTCACTACGTTCAAGTAATATTCCGTCATCGTTATAAAAACCATAACGATAACGGATATACTTGACGTATATAAATCATATAGGACGTAGAAAAAGAAAATATAAAAGATAAAATATACCGATCCGCCGCGCCGCCATCCGACCGTCACCACCTCCCTCCGTTTAACATGTGGTTTTACTCGTCATTTTTACGTGATTTTAGCCGTTCTAACCGTCGGATAGGGTGTTTATACCCGACCGCACTATTAAGGCGCTAATTTCACGTAAATTACAAGGGACATATTTTGTCCCACGTTAATTATACGGATACTAACGTTCGATTCCGAAAAGTATACAAAAAGTGCAAATTTTACGCAGAAATTTCGGACGCATACGCTTGCTCATTGTTGATGAAACGGAGTGGAAACGATCTGCCCGTTGCTTCGCGCCATAGTTCGGCGGATGTAACGACGTAACCGTATCGTTTGTTATCCGCTATAATATCGTCGAGACTTCGTTTATTATCGAAGCACCAATCGACGTATTGGCGGTATTCGTCCGGTGTAAGTCCGTTTTGTGCCGCTAAGTCCGCCACGACCGCGTCAAAACGGGATTGATCGAGATTGAAGCGTTGCCTATTCGCTTCAAACCACGTGAACGGATGATTGTCCAACTTTTTATTATTCAAATCAAAGTCAAACGGAATCATATTCCCCTGGTAAGTTCCTCCGTGCCCTATACCTAGCGGTATAAAATGTTCATGAGCAATTTTACCGCTTCCAGTAATTAAACAAAAATTACCTAAATCATACGAAAGGTTCGGTAACTTTTTCTTCAACGCACGTCTTCTTTGTACCCACTCCTTTCGTTTAGGATTGTTAACATACTTATCATATAAGCAATCCGAACATGTGCGACTTATGCCGAGTTTACCGCCCTTCTTAGATTTATATCTAGTTAATAATTTCGGAACTTTACATCCGACGCAAGTACAAGTGAAACACTTTAGATATGGTTTCCCGCCTATTTGAATGATCGCTTCCTTAATATCACCGTATGTTTGGCGAACATGCCTATCGAATGAAATATCTTCCGCGAATCTATCTAACGAAATGCTTTCTACGTAAAAACATTCTGAAATTAATTTATCAATTTCCTCACGAAGTTCTTCTGTGGAATTGATTAACGAAGGTTCTTGTATTCCCCAATTCGAGTCGAATGGCTCATAGTATTCAATCCTGCCCGCCTGTACTGCCCTAGTGATTGACTTTCTACTAACTCCAATTAATTCCGCAATCTTCGATTTGTTTCTGATCCCCATATCGAAAGCGTCTTGTATTAATTCTGATACAGAAGCTCGCATCTTATCTCCTCCTTTCACTTATATAGTCGTACGAAAACGATAATCGGCACACTTTTGCGTAAATTTATTTTCACATTACGTATCGATCCCGTCATTTTACCGTCAAATTAACCGCCCTACTCCCGCACCCAACCAAATACCCTAGCGGAATACTAGAACCGCTAATTTGCCGTAAATTTGACGAGTAAAACCGTATGTACGGATATGGAACGATATATTATAATTAACGTAATAATAGTAGATATAGTAAACGGAGGTAATCGTATGCAATGTCCGTATTGTGCCGAAGAAATAAAAGACGAAGCGATCGTATGTAAACACTGTAGTCGCGATATCGTTCCGAAAGTAAACGAAGTCCAAGTTGTTAGACCAAGCGTAGTCGGCCGCGTTGTTTCGACCGTGCTCGGACTAATTGCGATTGGCACGTCGGTCCCACTGTTTATGACCGTTATGCCGCTCGGATTCGTGGCGCTCATCGCCGGTATCGTAATCATGGCAATCGGAAATTCGTCGTCACAGTTCGAATCGTGCCCGAGCTGCCGCGGAAGTAAAGCGCTCAAAATCGAACGAGATATGACTGCGGTAAAATGCGATAAATGTGCGGAGAAATTCGAAATAACGTGGATGTATCGGAACGTGGACGGCGAGGTATTACCGGAGAATAGCGAAAAAGCCAGCGAGGCATAACGCCTTACTGGCTTTCGTTTTATTTACGTCTTGTTAACCGTTTGAGCGGACTGTGCCGGCTATGCTCGTCCACTATCGAGGATTCGCTTAATTGTACGTATTTACGCGTCGTTACGATATCGGCGTGCCCCAATATCTTCTGCAGATGGAATATACTCATACCGGACTCGGCGGCCATCGTTGCGAAATTATGACGTAGCACGTGTGGCGATACGTTCCGGCCGAGCTTCGCCTTTTCCGCGTATTTATCGAACGCTTTTTGTATCGTTTTCTCGCTAAGCTGATCACCGTAATTAGTCGTAAACACGAACGTTGTGTCAAACGTCTGCTCCGTCTCTTTTATGAGTTGGCGGAGAAGGCGGGCAGTTTCGGTGCTTAACGGCAGCGTACGATTCTTCCGGTTCTTATTTTTCGCCGCCGGAAGCTTTATAACTTTTTGTACGAAATCACACTCGGACTTTTCTAACGAACATATCTCGTTTAATCGCATCCCGGTATCGATAATCAACAGCATAATTACGTAATCACGCCACTGCGCCCACCGTTTCTGGTTCGGCGCCTTTAAGAATCGCGTCAGCTCGTCCTCCGTTAGCGGCTGCACGGTATCGACGTCCTGCTTTAATAGAGATATCGTTTTCATCGGATTAGAATCGATCACGTTGTCGTTATACAACGTTATAAAGAACGTCCGAAGCACGCGGATACGAACATTAACGGACGCCGCCGATATCCCACGCCGACCCTCCGAAAACTCCGCCTTGTACGGATGCCCTTCGTAGTAGCTTTTTTCTTCCGCGCACCATAGCACGTATTCACGCAGCATAGCGGTCGTTACGTCCGATATCGTAATATGCCCATACCTTTCCGTCATCCAATCGACCCAATACGTCATATTCGCCTCGTAGCCGTCCAGCGTGCGTCTCTTTAAGTTCTTCGCCCTCTTAGCGGTCATAACGTATTCCACCGCCTCCTGGAGCGTATAGGACGGCAGTCCAACGTCTCCCACCGCCCGCCGGTCGCTTAGTATACGTTTACCCTTACGTTTATCAATCGCCAT